GAATTTACCATATTGTCCATATTACCAGTATGGCTATATATACCCAGGTTAGCCAGAGTATTGACCTATAGAGTTTAGAATTCTTCACTGTCTATATCTTCATCTAGGTCAAAATCAAAGATTTCTTTTTGTCCCGCCCAATTTAAAAATTTAGACAATGCAACTCCTGAAAGGATTGCTATCGCAATGGTACTTACTAATGCTGATAATTTCTTCATATATATCCTAGTCAACTGCAATATTCATAGCATGATCTGAACAATAATATATCATCTTGCCATCTAGCGTTAGCTTAGATGTATATGATAGTTTTTCACAGTATGTGCAGAATTTCATGATATTAGTATACCATAATTCTAGTCAACTGCTTTATTTCTAATTATGAATTTTTTATTTAAAGCCTTTAAATTTGCAATCTCTTCTACTGAGGTATAAATATTAGCCTGATGAGTATGTGTTGCAAAACATTCTTTTCTAGATATATCACGCTTTTGATTAATTTCATCTTGAGTCATAAATTCTACTTCCTTCTTATATGCATTAGGCATAGGCGACTCTACATACATTCTAATAAATACCTTTTCACCGTTCTTAGTTCCATATACGCCATGATAATGCAATGAAGAGAAAAACATAGCATCTCCAGCTTCAGGAAAATATTCTACTGGCTTATCTATCTCATAATACTCTACGCCATTGTCTGTAATCTTTCGTTCTGCCGTTTCCATATTTATGAATGCCAATCCGCCACCTTCAAAGTCATCATATGGGTATACGTTTAATGTAAATGCATGTGGAGATGATCCCCAAAATGGAGTTCTATCAATATGGTATCCGTTTATAAATCCATCATCACCAAAACTGTCTGCATAGTCTACAAGAAGTATATCTGCAGATCCCCATCCACCAGCCTGAGTTGCTTCTTCATGTGTTGCTGGTATATTGTAGTTTGGTGCTACATCTAAAGACTTTAGATAGTCCATATCAAGATAATTATCTTTATAGTAGTTAATACATTGTGTGTATATGCTTGAAAGCTCTTTAATGATTTCCCCAGGCTCGTTATCTAGATCTCTAGTGTCATAAGGATCTAATGTCGACTTAAATCCAGATATACCCCAATCCATCCAGTCTGTGAACAGTTCGTGCTTTTCGGTTTGAGATTTTTTTATTACATCGTAAGTTTTTTTAGGATCTTTTAATACATTCTTAAATACAAGAACTCCCTTAGTCAATTCAAAAGCATCAAACATTTTTTACCACACAAACTATTTGATTATTGTCTCCACCATTACCAATTTCTTCTTTTGAGTTATAAATTCTGCATTGCCAACCGTATTTAGCAAATCCTTCTTTTTCTTCTTGCTTTAAAAATTCTTCAAACTCTTCTTCAGACATAGAGTTCTTTTTAGCATACCACTCTGGTTTAAATGATGCTGTTAAGAATTGACGAATGTAAAATTTATTTCCTATAACTGGCAAAACTGCATGAAATACATCTGTTCTAAAGAGCAGACCATCTCCAGCTTCCATCTTGTATCTAACTGGAGGATCAATCATCAAACATTCTCTTTCTTTGCCATCAGCATCTATATATGTTGATTTTTCTGCATCCTCTGTATTAATAATTAAAATATCTCCGCCTTCGTAATTGTCATTAGTATAAATATTAAAATTGAATATATGGGGAGTCCCACCAAACCAGGGCCTTCTGTCTTGATGATATTCCATAGACAATGGCTTTGATTTATCTGTATTTTCTGATTCTAAAATTACTACATCTGCAGTGCAGTATGTTGGATGCTTTCTAGCTTCTTCCATAGTTGTTGGAATATCTGAATCTTCGCCTATCAAATCAAAATAATTTTTATTTAAATAATTTTCTTTATATATCTTCATTACATTCCAGAATATGTCTAAAAACTCTCTCAGGTATTCCCCGCCCTCATTTTCACACACCTCATATGAAGAATCTTGATATGGATATGCTTTTGAGTATTGACCCCATGGACGCCAGTCTTCCCAATTTCCAAACCACTGGTCATTATTGGTTTTAGAGCGTATAATGAAATCCTGGGTCGCAGCTGGATCCTTCAATGTATTTTTGAAAAGGATTACGTCTTTGGTGAGTAGTTTGTGTTCCATGATTTTCCTTACGCTAGATTATAATTATAGCATTGGTTGTATCACTTGATCTTAGGTCTTAGGTCTTACTATATATAATATATTTAATATTTATTGATTTACTGACCCCCCGACCCCCCTAGAAAAGTATAACATTTGTATTTTCGGTGTCAACCCCTTTTCAAATTTCAGAAAATGTTAATATATTTTTAATTTGTACGATACACATATAAAACAAAATCGGACATTTTGGATAGACCGCCCATAATGAGCGTGTGCCTATGATCTTTGTGGCGCATATCACAGGGTTATTCTAAGATTTATTCCGACACGCCCGACAATAGGGGTCTAAATGTCAGTGCCCCTTGCTATGATTAAGGTATAAAGAAAGTAAGAAAGTCTTACTAAGAAAGGTTAGGTCTAAAATGACTAACAGAATTTGGGAAAGTCGTAACGACTACCTAGTAGAGTCAGACGCTAAGCGTCTTGGCTATGTATCCTGCTCAGCAGGTTGCGGTAGAGTAACCGCATACTCCCTATGCGTAATGTGTGGCGGTAACTACGCCGAGCATAACCTAGTAGGTGTGAGGTAACTCACACTAACGCCTAACGGCGTGTCGGTGGTAAATGTCAGCCCTATCGGCTACAATTCCACTATAACAACTAAATAAGGGTATGAGCCTAGCAAATAATCCGTAAGGTGAGCCTAGCGAATAAGACCCCCTAACAATTACTAACGAAAGAAGAAATAAATGTCATACATATACAACACACGCACTAACAGCGTATCTAAATGGGAAACTATCCAAGAAGATGTCGCAGACCAATACTCCTACCTAGATGAAGAGGTAGATGTAGAAGATGAAGATTTAGAAGATGTAGAACTAACAGATGAGCAAGTAGATGCACTACTAGCAGATATGGAATGGGTGGCGTAAGTGGGTTATGTAAAGGCTTTCCTAATGGATAACGAGGGAGCGGGTTGGGTTGATTTGTCAGACCTACCCGATACAATAAAACTAGATATAGAAATCGCACTACTACAAGAAGGAGCACTATAAATGACTATCACTTACTCAATATGGGACGGCGCACAACTACTAGGCGTTGATTTCAAGGCAACTAGCGCAGATGAAATGAATAAGGTCGTAGCAGACCTAATGAAAGTTTCTCGTAATGTCGTAGCACATATGCGAAAGGTTGAAATGTAATGATACCTACAGGATTTGAGTTATCTATAACTAACGAATACGGATTTGAGTTTGATAGTTTCTTAGGGGCTATCTACTTACCTTGGCACACTATTATTATCACCGCCCTAGCACTAATCGCTTATAAGATTTATAAGAGAAAGAAGAATAAGTAATGACTACTAATCGCCTACTAACTACCGCCGTCCAATTACTACTAGCGGGCGTTACTATCCCGCTACTAATCGCCGTAATCAAAGATATAAAAAATGGGGGACTAAATGAATAAATCACAATTAGAGAAAGACTTAGAAATAAAAGAAAGCTTTATAGATTTACTAAATGATATTTATCCTACTGTAAAAATCGGTTACTCTACATTCACACCCGCCGAAATTCTAGAGTGTTGCGATCCCGTAGCGTTTGCGATTGGATTAGTGGAGCACGAGGATTATTTAGCAGAATTAGAAAATGAATAAATAAATAACGGCGTGTCGGCTTGACAAATCGGCAAGCCGCCCGCATATGTATGGGGTTATCCACAGGGTTAAGAGAGTTATCCACAACCCCTGGAATTTGCAGCACGACACGCCCGAGATCTTTGTGATGTTTATCACAACACCCACGCTCCACATATTGAGACAAACTCTTGCAAAATTAACACTTTGTCAGTCCTATCCGCTATAATGTCTACTATAACAACAACGAAAGGAAGTCAAATGAATCTAGATGAATTCAAGGCTCATGTTACAGAAACACGCAAGCAATCTAAAATCGAGGCGATGTCAGTCCTCTCTGCTACAATTACCAAATCAACAACAACGAAAGAAGGTGCCACTAATGGCAACTAAACTATACACAATCGAAAACTTGCTAATCGGCAAGAATTACCGCTCAAACTCTCGCCACTTTTCAGGTGAGATTATTTCTGCAACTGCTCGCCCTGAAATTTGGTATGGCGAAAAAACTGAAGCGTTTTTAATCGAAGTTAGAACTGGTGGCTTGCGAAATAAATTCGCAACAATCGCAGTAAAGGTTGGTGAATAAATGGGAATGGTAAAAGATAGCCTTGACGGGATTTTTCTTTGCGATAATTGCGACACTCTCGCAACTGTATGGCAAAAGGGAAACACAATTGAAATCACACAATGCAAATGCGTAACACTAGATTGGGAGAGCGACAATGTATAAAATAACTTTATCTTATGACGGAAATGCACCACACTGGCAACAAGACTACGCAAGCGAATTTGATGCGTGGAAAGATTTCTTTGCATTTACTGATTGGGGATTTGCTAACGAATTCTCAACTGTAAATATTTACAATTCAGAAATGAAATGCTTTACTAAACATTTTTATCGTGAGGAAAGAAAGGTCGTAACTGTAAAATGACAATGACACGCAAGCACTTCGAGGCAATTGCTGAAATCTTAAATTATAATTCAGGTAAAACTCACCCTGCTGTTTTTTCTAAAATGGTTTTAGACTTTGCGGAATTGTGTGCAAATGAAAATCCTAATTTCAATGTAACTAAATTCTATGAAGCGAGTAACTATGTCATTCCAAAACTCTCTACGAGATAAAGTAAAACGCATTCAGGAATTGCGTCGCAGTAATGCGGCGCAACCTGTTCGCAATAAAAAAACTTACACACGCAAGATCAAACATAAAAATAAAAATGCAGAGTAATGCATAAGTATGCAGCTGGCCCGCATATGTGCGGGGTCGGGCGTGTCGTTATGATGTGATCTAAATCACCCTGGAAATTTGCGTGTCGATTAGGAAATGTCAGTCTGTTCTGTTATAATTCTCTTAACTACCAACGAAAGAGGTTCCTCATGGAATTATTTACCGTCGCTTGCTTGAACTATGAAATTTGTGGCGCTCAAGAAACTTTTGATTCTGTTGAAGAGTATGAAATTTATGGAGATGACTGGACTTGTGGCGAATGCTACGATTCAGAAGAAATGGAATTCTATGAACTAGGTGGCTGGGCGGATTCCGACGCCCTTGCTTCCGCTGGCCATGGCATGGATGAGGATTACTAATATGTCAGACGTCACCGCTATAATTACCCCTATGAAATTAAAACGTTCTAATGACCGCAAGGTGGCTAACCTTGTCACAAAAAATGGCAAGCAAGCAGCAATTGCGAACACGTTCGGATTACCTGCAGGCAAGGCCTACTCGTGCCCTGGCGCCACTAGTATTTGCGAAAGCGTGTGCTATGCGGGAAAGCTTGAAAAGTTATTCCCTGGCGTAAAAACTAATCTGTTACACAATTGGGAATTGTTACGCAATGCAGACAATGACACAATGGTGGCCCTATTAGAAGAAATGATTATTGATTTTGTTTCTGATTGTGATAAGAAGAGTGCTCCTAAGTTATTCCGTATCCACTGGGACGGCGATTTCTTTAATGATATTTATACATATGCCTGGAAGACTGTTATCATGAACCACCCCGATATTCAATTTTGGGTTTACACACGTGTAAAGTCTGCAGCGCTTATTCTTAAGGATGTTGTTAATCTTTCACTGTATTATTCTACCGATGATGAGAATAAGGAAATAGCATTCGATTTAAAGAAGAATTCTAAGGTCCGCCTTGCTTACCTAGGCAAGACATTCGCGGCCACCGAAGACACGATGAAAGAGTTAACGGGCAAGCCTGGCGCTAAGTGTCCCGAGAATATGAAATCAATTCCGCTTATCTCTAGCAATGGGTCCGCCTGTGTTTCTTGTGGTCTCTGTGTCTACGGTAAAGCAGACATTCGATTTTCTGCGAGTAAAAAATAATGCATGATGTTATTGGATCCCTGATCGGAATTATATTAATCATGTTTTTATTATCACCAATTATTTTAACGGTGTACATGTTGTGGAGCTCTAAAATAGATATCGATAACGACGGCCAGGATGATTTGCCTTATCGTTGGGAAAATAAATAGGCTGGTACCCTATCGGCGTGTTCCCTTGACAAAAGGGGACCGCTGCCCCCATATGTGCGGGGTTATCCACAGGCTTACGGGAGTTATCCACAGACCCTGAAAATTTGTGAGAAATATCACAAAGCTCCGACACGCCGAGAATGGATTAGGTAATGTCAGTGCCCTATGCTAAAATACTCTTATCCAACCAACGAAAGGTAACAAATGTCTAATCTAATGAAAGTTCCACACACAGTTGAGTTCGAGGCAGTAATTGACTTGGACAAGATTCCCGCTAACTTACTACCTGCGCTAATTGCACTTGACACTTATTCAGTTACAAAGATGTGCAAAGAAGCAACACTACACGCACTTGGAATGTCAAATGTAATTCCACTTGCTAATGAAAATAACACTTGGGCTGAAGTAACAATTAAGGAAGGTAACTAACAATGGGAAATAACACTGCGCTAGATTTAGCAAGCGAGTTTGATTTAGAACAAGGTATTGCTTATCACTTACAAGGTAATCATTACCCGCCCGTTCCACTTTCTATGGTGAAGCCTTGCATCGATGCTATCGATGCTTGGTGGGAAGAAGATTCAGATAGACTAATTGAAATGCCTGAAGGCGTATCTTATCGTGGAGATAAGTTTGCACCTGCTCACGCAATAATTGACCAGCATCACCTACACGCTTGGCTGCAAGATACCGACTACTGAGATCAAAACCAGGCGTGTGAGATTACTCACACGCTTGGCATCTCAAATAATAAGATTGGGGTAGTAAATGTCAGACCCCTTTGCTATAATAAGACCCTACAAGAAAGGAAGCAAAATGACAGTAAATGGATACACTTACAAGGTTGGCGATTTATTCACCACCCTAAAGTCAAAAAAGACAGGAGTAATCAAAGAGATTATTCCTAACGCATCTGGCTCGGTGCGAGTGCTACTAGAAATGCCAACAAAGGAAACTCGTTGGACAACAGTTAGCGACTCAGCCCTAACAGGCGCATAAAAAGGAGGCACACACCCTAACAGGGTGCTAAGCCACGAAACAGGGGCAGTTTGAGAGAGTGTTCTCGCCCAATGTCGTAAGTAAGAACTCTCTCCCTTCGGGGAAATGTCAGACCCCCCTGCTATACTATCCATAACAACCAACCAACGAAAGGTAATAAATAAATGAGCAGACAAATCACAGTAAAGGTAGCAACAAGCAAAGTAATCAAGGCACTAGAAGGCACTCTTGCTAAACTAGAAAATGATTACAACACACAAACAGCCAAAGAAGCAAAGTTCGGCAAAGCGCAAGAAGCGTGGCGCAAGGAAATTGGTGCTTGGGCTATAAAGAACTTCGCAAAGGCAGAGAACCTTCGCACAAACTATCGTTCTTGGAACAACACCCTCAATGTTGATTTCGACATCATCACAAAGGAAGGAAACTTTCCTACTGAACCTGAAAAGGACTTTGAGGTTATCCATCAGCACCAGTATCGTGAGATGAAAGAGGACATCACAAATGCTCTCACCATCTTAAAGATGACAGATGAGGAAACAGTAAATGCTTCTACAATGAAGCAGATTGCTAAGTATCTCTAAGTAATTTGGGGGGCAGAACTAAAGTCCTGAACCCAAACGACCTGAGTAAGTCGCCAAACTGCTCTCCCTTCGGGGACAACTACTAACAAAGGTAATACAATGGCAAATCGTTTCAGAGTAGAAATCTACGACGCAAACAAAATGAATGATGTAACTATTTATTCAGAGCAAGGTGTAGACAAAGAATACCTAACTGAATTAGTTTATTCTAATCTGCGAAAGTTTAGCGGAAAAGTAAATGCTTACGTTTTCGATAACGTAAAGAAAAAGAAAACAACAGCAATGTTTCTTGATGAGCACACAGTAAATAAATATAACGTAATTTAAAACACGGCGCTGCAGTTGGGAAATCCGATCTCAACTGCAAAGCTGCCCGCATAGGTGTGGGGTTATCCACAGGCTTACGACTGCTTGTGGATAACCCTGGAATTTTGTGAGATTACTCACACGGATCAAAACGGACAAATGACTAACTAATCTAGACAATGTCAGTGCCACCTGTTATAATTGCATCTACAACCAATCGAAAGGAAATAAATCCATGGCTCATAATCTAGAAATGGAAAACGGCGAAGTTGCTTTTGCTCTTCGTGGTGCACCTGCTTGGCATAATCTTGCCAATCGTATCTTCACACAAGATGAGGAAGTTACAACCGCAACAATGCTTGAAGAAGCAAAGTTAGCGAATTGGAATGTTCGCTTGTCTCCACTAACTGACCACATCTCAGAATCTTGGAATGATGTATCTAATGCATCTCTCGTGATTCGTGATAACCCATTCAACAAGGAAATCGATGTCCTTGCAACTGTCGGCAAGCGTTACAAGCCTGTGCAGAATGAAGAATTGTTTGCATTCGCTGATGCAATTCATGATGCCAATGCTGATTGCCGTTGGGAATCCGCTGGCTCTCTTAAGAAGGGCAAAGTTGTGTTTGGAACTGTTGATATTCCCCGCACAATGGTTCTTGACCCACAAGGCGCTAACGATGAAACTAAACTATATCTAATTGTTTGGACATCACACGATGGTTCTGTTGCTGTTCAAGCAGCCGTCACACCTGTTCGTGTTGTTTGCCAAAACACACTAAACCTTGCAATGAAGAATGCTAAGCAATCTTTCAAGATTCGCCACACGCAATCTGTTGAAGGTCGCATTCAAGTTGCTCGTGAAACTCTTGGGCTTGCTCTTGGTTATTTCGATGAATTCGAAGTTCAAGCAAAAGCACTTTACTCACAAGCAATTACCGATGCTGAATTCTCTAAGTTGATTCAGACAATCTATCCTAAGCCAGAAAAAGATGCTAAGGGCGCAATCAAAAAGTGGGAGAACAAAGTTGTTCTGCTTGATGACCTTTATCATAACTCACCAACTAACGCTACAATCAAGGGAACAAAGTGGGGTGCGTTCAATGCACTAACTGAGCGCCTTGATTATTATCGTTCAGGTCGTGGCAATGGCGAAACACTTATGGCGGGTGCATCAGGGTTTGACCCAGTTCTAACCGCAGAAAAAAATAAGTTGTATCGCATGGTTGCAACTTTCTAAAAAAAACTAAATAAAAATCCTGAGCATGATTTAAAACTGCTCAATATTTTTTTTTGATCTCATAGCTCAATTGGTTAGAGCGCTACCCTGTCACGGTAGAGGTTGCGAGTTCAAGTCTCGTTGGGATCGCTTGACAAATGCCGAGAGATGCCCCCATATGTGCGGGTGTGATTCTTATCATACGAGAGGACTAAGAAACCCCTGGAATTCTATTGTATATGTCAGTGGGCCCTGGTACAATTCTCTCATGACCAACGAACTAGTATCAAGCAAGTATACATTTGTCTGCGACCCAGATGAATGTGATTGTTTAATCGAATTAACATCATCTGATGGATTTGGATTCCCATCAGGTGTGACAGAACTCACATGTCCGTGTGGCCGTAAGACAACCTTATTGTCAGTGGAGCATGCTACAATTGCACCTTCAACCCAAACGAAAGAGGAAAAAATGGAAGAGACAACAACACCTGCAGTAACAGTTCCCGATACATATAACTCTAATCTATTGGTTACCTACAAAGTAATCCGTGGCTATTCAGATGCAGAATATGCAACTGATAAAGTTGCATCTCTTGAATGGGACTTGCACAATGGACGCCAATCTCAAAAAGTTGCAAATATGCTACAGGGCAAAATTGACACAGTCAAAGATATTATCACTGAAGCATATGGCGATTCAGAAGACCAAGAAACACTTCGTTCTATTGCTGAAGCGCTTGATATTCCATTAACTCGAACAGTTGAGTGGACTGCATCTATCGAGGTTAGCGGAACTATTGAATTAGATTTGCTTTCTGATTATGATACTGACATCGAGTCAGAGATTACAGATACTCTTTATGTTGATGCACAGAATGGCAATGTTGAAATCGTTGACCAAGAAGTATGTCATGTTAGGGAATGCTAATGTATTTTGAACTCACCGCTCCATCTCAGGTAGCCTTTGCAAGGGCTATCTGGGATGCAGAGTTAATCGGATTAGACCCAATGACAATTGGTCCGTTGACTTTCAACATCGGAACTGGTAGTATTGAGAAAGTAAGTCGCATTAGAGATAAGTATAACTTAAAAGAAAGTTATACATCAGAGTATGAACCGACAGGTTACACGGGGAGATAAAAATGTCAGACTATAAAGATGGATTTGATGACGGGTATAAGTTTGCTCGTGAAGAGATTATGGAGAAGTTAGCAGAGATTGATATTGCTGACATCGACTCTTGGATTCTTGACCGTCTTTCTGAGATGATCGAAGGTGGCAACCTGTGATGGCTGAATGGCTTAAGTGTGACCAATGTGCAGCTCAAGCAATGTGGCAAGCAAAGAAAGATGCTATGTCTCTTTATTTTTGCGGACATCATAAGAATAAGCAAGGCGAGTCGCTTGACGACTGGGCCGAGGAACTGATACAATTGCTCAACTACGAGCAGAATCAACTACTAACAAAGGCGGAATAAAATGGGAGACAGAGCAAACTTTGGTTTTAAGGACCGTAAGGGCGATACAGTATTTCTATACGGGCACTGGGCTGGACACCGCATGCTTGAGAATTTAGCAAATGCAGTCGAAGCGGCACGTCCACGTTGGACAGATGAATCATATGCAACACGTATTGCTATCAGTCATTTAATTAATGATGAATGGAAAAGCGAAACGGGTTGGGGCATTAGCGTTAACCAATTAGCAGACAATGAGCACAAGGTACCTATTATTAATTGGGCCGCCAAAACGTTCACACTTATGGAAGAGGACCTCACCACGGAAGTATTCAGTTCTAGTTTGGATGTATTTGTAAATAAGTACAGTCAACTAGAAGAGCCCGCTATGGTATAATTAATCTAGGACTTAGGTCCTGGTTTTAATAAAGAATATGATATGGTGCGGCTAGTTAAGCGTGTCCCGCAAGTCGCTAAGTAAAGCGGATCTATTCCTTTCGTTGGAGATCCAGGCAGCCTTATCATTACCCCCTAGTCAGCTTCAGCTCTGATACTAGGGGGATTTTTTTGGCCCGCAAAAGATTGAGGGTAACATAATTTGTTTACGACGTCAATTTAAAATCGCCTGAATTTCTGTGATCTTGACCACATGCATACAAAATGTGGTGTGACTCACACCCAAATAGTATTCCATATGTCAGTGGGTCAGTGTATAATAATCACATATCAACGAAAGGATATAATATGCCAAATTGGGTGTATAACGGTTTAACAATTGAAGGTAATCCTGACCAAGTAAAGTCTTTAATTAAACAGATGAATAAGCCATTTGTTTATTCTATTGAAGCAAATGGTGATTTATCATTTGGGATTAGACAACGTAAGTTTGTTAATCCTATCTTCTCTTTTCATAATATCTATTCATATGTAGATGCTGGTGTATCTGAGAATGATTACCACTCTCAACCGCCGTCCTCTAAAACAGATGAGAATTGGTTTAAGTTTGATACCAACGATTGGTATAACTTTAATGTCCGTGAGTGGGGCACTAAATGGGATGTGGCTGTATGTGAGGATGACAAGTATCCTAATACTAATATGGAGGAAGCCGAGAACGGTGAGAACTATGTAGTTCATTATAACTTTGAAACTGCTTGGTCTCGTCCAATGCCAGCCATTCAAAAACTATCTGCACAATACCCAACACTACTATTTACTTTATCATATGAGGAAGAAACAGGCTGGGGTGGAGAAATGGAAATCCTTCGTGGTGAAGTTATATCAGAATCAGAATATGATTCTATGTGCCGTGATTGTGATGCAACTGACCAAATGGAATACTGCGAAGAAGAAGACTGTGGTCAAATTTGTGGCAACTGCCACTGGCTTGGCGAGGCAGACCTAGAGGCTGTGGCTAAATGTCAGACCCATAGTATATACTTAGAAACTAAAGTTCCCGAATATCGAAAGGCGGAAATAAATGGCTGAGCAATTTATAGATACAATAGCAGAGCACATTACAGGTGCAATGCAACAAGAAATTGGTGAAGCGTTATTTGACCAATGGTCTTATAACAATTTAGAGGAGGGTGAGGCATATGCTGAATTTAGATTTATGGAATATGCTTCTCGTGAATTAAAGCAACAGTATAACGAATACTATGGCTATATTGAGGGAGATGAGTTCCTATTATGATGTTAGGATATACTGCAGAGGATTTAGATCGTATGACTAATGCTGTTCATGATGCTAAGTTATTTTATCTTAGGACCCCGTCCGATTTAATGGACAAGGAACCTTTGAGAAAAGACCTGGAGGATGCAGTCAGCTTTTTCCAAGGTCTGTGGGCAGAAGGGTATTTCGACTAATGGGGGCTAAATGTCAGCATTACTGGGAGTGTTCAGATGTCCCTGGAATTTTTACTTGTCAGTGCTCTATGGTAAGATACTTCAATAGAGAAACGGGCGAATATCATTATGAATAAATCATCAAGGTTTATGGAGTATCTAAAGATACATCTAATTAGTTTAGAACAAGACTTAGAACAGATTGATTATGTAAATGGTCATCATTTCTATAGAGTTAAACAAGCAGAGATTGAAAACACCAGGCACATTTTGTCAGTGGCTACTGATATAATGAACTCTTCTAACGAAAGGTATAACAATGAATAGAACAGACATTGGGCTCCCGCCCCATTTGCAACGCATGGTCAACCTTGACATGGACGGTGCAGATATTCTGCACGGCGAACTAAAAGTGCTTATGGTTGAGGCTGAGAAGCAATTGGAATATGCAACGGAAGCCGAAGAAGAATCAGGCGAAGCCATGGATTCCATGGAACGCAAATATTGGGAAGGCGTCCTTGAAACATATGGAGAACTATACGGTCTTACATATGACATAGCATTTGCTAAGAACGATAAACTAATTAGAGATATGAAGGAGCACGTAAATGGCTGACATGGACCTGCAGGAAAAGACACGCATGCAAGATACATATACTGAGATTGAAGATATCATTGCCAAGATAACTAAACTTCCTGTTGGCCTGCCCCTGGTTTGGGTGTATGCCTGGGATGTTGCACGGGATCTATACACAAACATCCAAGAGGGTGCCGAGGAAGAATACTGCGTCACAGAGGACATAGAAGACGTATGGCAGATGTTCTGGGAAGACGCAGACAAGAATGGCTGGTCCCTAGAGTATGGCGCAGAAGACCTACACGAGGGCATTAGAGACTGGATGATTGACAGGAACATCATTGATGAGGTCCCTGAAGATGATGAGGAGGAATCAGATGAAGATGAGTGACATATACTTGAATGATCAGTTAGACAAAGCCCAAAAGCTTTTGTGGGGTGGGTCCGAAACTGAGAATATTGAAGCACATAACATCATTGCTAAATTAATCAGTGATCGTATTGAGCAAGCAGATCTTTCGTAGGGGCCAAATTTTTTCCTTACGGTTGTAAAAGAAAATAGCCTGAAGCCTATTTACAATTTTGTAAATAGTTGATATAATAAATAAAACATCTCTTGAAAGGGGATTATCAAATGGCAACAAAGCGTGAATATCTAAAGTCACAAGGCATTACAGTAGGTGTACGTGGTCGTTTCTCAGGAGCAGCTAAGGTGGCTCTAGCCGAGGCAGTAGCCAAGGGCGTTACATTTACAGCAGAAGTACCAGCAAACAAGGCGAAGTAATTCTTGGGACGGGGTTAGGGCTTCGTTGGTCCTTGACCCCGTCTCTTATTTTTGATATAATCTAAGGTCAGGCGGAAGGCGGAATATGAGTAAATCACCAGAAATCAAAGTAGCAGAATCAATAGTAAATCTAACAGAAGACCATTGGTTTAATCCAACAATCTTTGGTAGATATTTGGCAGAACAGCCAATGTATACAATTGACAGAATTATGGAAATGGTTGTATCAATCATATCCGAACAATCTAAGATACATGGAGTTCATGGCTATACATCAGAAGGTTTGATGTTAGCAGTTGAATTAAATGAATGTATCAAGGCTTACCAAGAAGATAATCAATTAGAATCTCTTAAACTTCCAGCCCGTTCTTTTAAAGTTCCAAAGCGGGAGGAACCAATAGTAAGACAAGGGTTTGGATGGCGAGAAGAACAAGATCCATTCAATTAACAATAGACATATATGAATAGATGAATGTCTGGTTAGATAGATAAACATATCTAGCCCAAATTATCCACAGGGTTATCCACATCCTGTGGATTTTTTGTATGTGTGGGCATGGGGGCAGCTTTTTTCATTTACGACACATGATCTCAAATCCCTGAAATTTAAAACATGTGGGCCAAATTTCTCGTTTACGAGGCCTTGACAAATACGCCTGAAAATGCTACAGAATAATGTCTATATGATTAATTATACATATAGAATGTCGACAAATCTGTAGAGAATATGGCAGAATAAGCCAAAATCCCTTGCATATTCTATTGACAAATATGGATCAATATGCTGCACATTTCGGCTATTGACATTACGATTAAGATGGGATATGCTCAATTACATATGTATGTTTAACTATATATATCTATAGTATATGATATGTTATCTAGAGTATAAATTCTCCACAATACTCCACTTTGCTCCACTATATAAGCCTTCTAAGGGCTATTAGAGAGGAGATAAATGGGAGGGGGATATAGGAGTTAGGTGCCTAAATGATCTATTTTCCAGAGCTATCTGGCTTAGAGATGAATGCTATTAACTGGCTCTTTGGACCAATGTATATAGGATCTAATATAGACTATTCCATAAGCTATTGCTGCAAATATGAATCCGTATTGATCTGTTGTTAAAGCGTATATGATCCATAGGAACTCATTGAATAGTAATAGTAGCCAAGCCCATATTGTCTTCCGCCCCACAAAATATATGCCTGTTACCCCTATTGCCGCTAATATATACGACCATGCCATTATTCCCACCTCGATGTCTTATGTACTTTAGTTCCCGCTATTAAATCTTTTACGTCCATATTTTGAACCTGAGACACAGGCCTAACTGATACTGAATTAGCAATTGATCCTGTTTTTCTAGCTTTTATCTTAGGCTTAGTAACGTTGTAAACACGTATCTTTTCAGGCCATAGCCCAGCAGCCTTCATTTCTCTTTCCCATTTGGCTAATTCTTTTCTAGTCGGAAATCCATTTTGATCAGGCATATATTCATTATAGTATATATGACAGGTACTGTCAATGCCTCTCTACCGCCGAACTTTTTCACTAATTGCGGTCTATATGGTATTAAATTGGTATTGTTATAGTATTTGCAGATAAGGTAATTGCACCAGAATAACTAAATAGTCTGCCATTTATACTAGCTCCTGCTCCCGCTCCAATAGCTGCTGGGGATATTATTGTTCCTTGCCATGCCGCAGATGCTCCAATCGTTGTTGCTCCAACACAGTTAAAGTAGATCATGCTTGCCGTTGCTCCATTTATTAGATTAAAGGAAGTTGATGCAGCAGGAGCCCAAGCTGCACCTAACTGCATAATAAATGTTGCTCCTGGGTTATTTTGAGCATCAAAAGTAATTACTCCTGAATTTGTTACCGCTGCTCCTGCATGATAAACTCCAGGATAGAATGTTAAACCTATCAGATCCCCAGCCATATGTGGGGATGTTCCAACTAAAGCATTTGTTGCCGTTACTCTTATTGAGCCTGATGGAGTCATTCCCCAAAATGTATTATAAGCTGATTGAACATCAGTAGCAACTGCTGCTGAAGCTGAGTTCATATTATTTCTTGGATTACCAAATGCAGTTCCAGTTATTGCTGATGTAGTAAACGAAGATACTCCGCCATTTGATGTAGTAGCCCCTGCTACAGTTATAGTTGCTCCACCAATTGTATATCCTTGTCCTGCCCCTAAATAAACAACTTGGACTGCCCCTGTGTTAGGATCGATATCTAATAGATTTGCAATAGACATCCATGCTCCATCTACATATATCTTTAATCTTTTAGATGTTGTGTCTAGCCACTGCATTCCTTGAAATACTGGTGTGGGTTCTAGCAATGATATATGCAAAGAATTAATGTCGACATATCTTTTAGTTACTGCATGATTTAAGTTAATGGCATCTAATATTTCAGCAGTGCCACCAATAACAATTGATCCACCTACATCTAAACCATTTTTAACTTTAAAATTTTTTGAATTACTTGACATTTTTCCTCCTAGGAAAAATCAACCAAGCTGTTAGGTTCTGAATTACAATAAATAATTCCCCTAGTAGATAATAACAGTATATCGCACATCTTAACCCAATGCGTTTATAAATCTTCTTTGTCTATGTCTTCTTTTATATCAAGATTGTCTAATAGATCTAAATCAAGATATGCTTCAAGGTTATATAATATACCCATTATGAGTTCCTAGGTATTAGTGTTTGTGGACCTTCTGTGCCAAATATAGACTTCTTAATAGGTACGCAGTTAGGAACTCTCTTTCCGCCCTTATCCTTCATGCCTACCTGCTTAAAGCCTTTCCAGCAAGCTTTCTCAAAGTTATTCCAATTGTCTTCTTCTTCGTTATCTGATTCATATCCTTTTGATATCTCTTCATCTGATGGTACGTTAATCTCTGACATTGTTTTTCTCCATTTTCTTGCCAATCAATTCGGCTTTATTTCTTACCTTTTCGGCTGACGCTATAGTATTTTCTATAGATGCTTGAAAGGACTTGCACATCTTACATAGATCGAGCATATCTGGGTATTTGGCCCATGCGGCTTTATTGGTTTCTATTGAACATGTCTTGCACATTGGTGATGCCATTATATTGCTCTCTACTAATAGGGATTATACCCTTATAGTACTATTATACACCTATTGCTTTACATCAAAGAAGAGAATAATATTTGCTCTCTCCCCGCCCAAAACCTTATTGACTGAATGGGGATAGTTCTCATCACCCTTGAAATAGACTAATGTGCCTTCATTAGGCTTATATGCTGTTGGAGTATTCTCATCATAGAAACAGATTTCGCCACCATCGTAATCATTAGTTAAATAAAGCAAAGCTGAATATCCTATAACTCCGTATCCATCCACACCGCCGTATGCATCTGTATGGTAGCCAAGTTCTTCGCCCTCACGCAATACCTGATACAGGACTCTATTGATAGAGATCTGATCCCCTGGGAAACCAAACTCCCTCTGGATAGCCTCTACAAGTAGTTTGAAATCTGCATAAAACTCTTTGTCAGGATCATTAGCAAACTGTTCAAAAGGATACAATTGTTTGCTTAGCAAGCCCATAGGGTTAACTGTTGCCTTTGATCTTAAAAAGGCATTGCAATCTTTAGCCGATTGTTCTGAAATAAAATTATCTATTACTGTGGGTTGCATTTCTTTTCCTGTTCATATAAGGTCAACGTAGTTGACTAATTGTGCTCTACCGCCGCGAATTTCACTAATTGCGATCTATTTTGTAATATTCAGCATTAGATTTAAGCATTGCAGTATAAGCTCTCTTGAACTTAAAGTATTTGATAGGGTGCTTCCATTTGTTAATCACTTCTCTATTATACATTAGATTCCTCTGCTTCACGAGCCCACTGGTCTTCCCATAGGCCCATCAATGATTGGTTACCAATATCATCAAAATAGTATCTGCCTCTGACTGGATTAAATGTCCAGCCATACCAAGTATCTCCCTCGGACCAAGTTAAATTAGTTGGGGTGTCATCTTCTTCATGCTGCTTAATTATGCGTAGCAATTCGTCATTATCTCTTACAACTGCTTGTATGGCCTCTCTGAGGCGTCTTGGGCGCATTAGGTATTTTTCTACTAATTCATATAACATATAAGAAGTATACTATATCTGACGGGTAGCGTCAATGCCCTCTCTACCGCCGCACTTTTCGCACTTTTGATCATTTAGCTCGTGATACTGTAAATGAAAATCCATTAACTGATAGGTTACTGCACAAAAGCATATTTGGCAATGCGTAAGCCAGAGGGATTTATCTTCCCAGGCTTTAGCCATTCTCGTCCAAAGATTCTATTTGGGCTACAGCCCAATCTTCAAACATCTTTACTAAGTTTACATTATATTCTTTAATATCATCTGCCACTACCATACATTCATTACATAAAATAAATAGATCATTATATTTGTTTATATAAGGATACATTTCGCCTCTATAATGGCATATATAGCACATGGCTAGCTTATATAATAATTATTCATATGCTTTTTGCATACAGTAATTATTGTTGCTCCTAATTGATCCCAGTATAATCCCACTTCATTGCAGTAGTGACATTTGTCACTTTCTGGCTTATTAACGTCAATTATCATATCTATCTTTTATCCTTCGCCATCTTCCCCATTGTGTAGGTACATCAAGTCCAATATACTCCTGACCTGTCTCTAAGTCAACGAGTAACCATTTCCCTGGAGCTTTTGTATGTATAGTTAGATCAACGGCTTCTTTGAATTCGTGAACTTCCGCCCCTTGATACATTTTAGGTAAAAAGGGATATACGTTGTTCAATAGTTTTCTCATACAGTACTATTATATCTTATTTAGAATGCTAAATCTCTAGGTATCATTATTTCGCAACGATCACAATAGTCATAGGTTGATCCAGTATAGGGGCACTGTCCTGCTTCAATTAAATTGTGTCCTTTAAAATAACATTTAATTCTATTTAAATAATGCTTCATGGAACAATCCTTTTAATTTCATAAAAACACTCAGGGCATTCGCCTATGTGCAACCATTTACCTGATTCTTGTATTATTAATTCGTTTAACCTGCCCTTGACATTCTTTTTGCATATTACACAATATGCTTCAAGATATACTGTCATCTCTTCCAGGAGCCGCTCTCGCTGGGGTTTGGATCAGAGTCATGCTCTGCTATTGGTTCATCGGCTGGCCTGCCGTGTGAGCCATCACAGACTGGATAAGAGGCAGATCTACCGCACTGACATATTACGACAGCGCCATATTCAGTAGCCATTATGCAGAAAGTATCTTTGATAAAGCATTTATTGTTGCAGAAATTCTGCCAATATCCCTTAGCTGTTCTACTGTATATCCTTCTTCTTTAAGTGTTTCATAGTGTGCTTTAACACAGAAGTGACATTTACCTACAATAGATGATGCCAATGAATATGCTTCAAATTTAGCTTTAGTTGTTCCGCCATGTGTTGCAATTGCATTCATTCTTAATTGCGCTGGCAAACCTTTTAGATTGGGATCATCAGCCATTTCAATAAATGGATACCAAACATTATTTTGTGCCATGATAGCGCCAGCTGTAAGGGCTGCATTTTTTTCAACTTCGTCAGTTGCATTCGCAACTATAAAAGTAAGCAGTTTAGCATTACCTGTTGAAAATGCTGCTGCTATTGAAAGATATGTGGCCTGCTCGGGATCAATAGTTGATCTATTAATAACAGCATCAAGATTTAATTTGATGTCCTTAGCATACTCTGGAAGAGAGTCCTTAAGCTGGTCTACCCATAACATTATAGAGTTTCTCCTCCGAGTGGTCTATTGCATGCACACAGCTCGCCTGTCTGTAATGCATCTAATACACGCAAAGCTTCATCTGCATTACGACCTACATCTAGGTTGTTGCATGTTACATGCTGAATGATATTATCTGGGTCTACAATAAATGTAGCACGATATGTGACTCCAGATGAGTGGTGTACGCCTAGATCGTTAGCCAGCTGATGTGCTGTATCTGCAAATGACCATGAGTTCGTCTTCTTTAAATCATCATGTGCATTTCTCCATGCAATTTTACAAAATTCATTATCTACAGATCCTGTAAGCAAAACAGTATCTCTATCATTAAAATCATTTACCAAAGCATCATACGCAACAATCTCTGTTGGACATACAAATGTAAAGTCCTTTGGATAGAAAGCAATTATCTTCCATTTACCTGGAAATGAGTCTTGTGTGATTACTTCAAATGAGCTATCTTCATAAGATAATGCTCCTGGCTTTACGCCTGTTACGGCAAAGTTGCCTAACTTTTCTCCTACTGTTTTCATATTATTGTGCTATCCAATACTTTATCAACAGCATCATCTATTGTTGGATAATGCTCTTTGGTACAACTACCGCATTCTCTACACACGGCTAAATTTTCTTTCGGCCCGTTTTCTTAGGTGGCTTTGGAACAAGACTTGTTTCTCTTCTTATTCCATGTCTGTTTATGTCCACTTTTAAACCCTGTCTAGGGTATCTCTTTGGGGTTCTTTCGCTTGTAACAGCACCAGCAGGCGCACCAGCGTTAGCTGGTGGCACCATGCCTGTACCATCTTCTTTTTTAATGCTATTAGTCATTAGTTAAGCCTGACTCACCATCTCTAGATACATCTGTAATTGTGACTGGAGTAGCGCCCTTGGTGCTACCTACTGTTTCGCATCCGCATTCGTAACACATTAGTTGCAGTTCTCACAATTCTTTACAGCACAATCAGCGTCGCCTCTTGTGTCTCTTGTGCATGCTACCTTTGTAGCAACTGATGCAGCAACGTTAGCTGCTGCTGAAATTACTGCCGCTTCAAATGTTGGAGCAACAATTTCTTCTTTTTTAAATAGATCCATTTTTACTTTGGGCCCTGTGCTGATGCTTGGTTAGATACATCTGATGCTGGGAATGCAGCTGCTGGTGCCTCTGTGTAATTTTCTGTTGCCCATGGTGATGATCCTGCTGGCTTTGTTTCGTTAAATCCTTTTAAGTCTTTTCCGTCTGACATTTTGTACTCCTATAGGTTATTTATTTAAGCAGGACTAGTATTCTGCTTATGACTCTATTATAGCATTATTGTTATTTAGTTGACTAATTGGTCAGGAATCTCTTCCCACGGCGTAGATCTATGCATTCCAGAATACTTGCAGGGGCAAGCAATTCTAAAGGGATTGTCAAAGGGTAGCCTAGTCTTAATTTCAACAATAGTTAGGCAGTCGGGGCAAATAAATGTAGACTGTTTCCAGGGGCCCGCTATGGGATTGTTTTCCTCAATAGCCGCTTTGTGTTTTAGATCTAACTCAATGGCAAGTTTTTTTTGTTGCTCTAGTTCGCTCATGATTTATACTTTTCGTTCCAGTGCTGCTTACAGATTTCTATCATTTTAGACTCTGTAGTTGTTATATATTTTGCACTTTCAGTACAATCTTTAACTTCACAAATTGAGTTAGGCATTAATTACTTTGAACCCTGTGCCTTCTGACCACGATAACCTGTTTTTTTAATATTCATTGATCCTGGTTTCTTTTGACCGCTTGAATAAGATCCTGCCTGTCTTTGTGCTAATGCACGTTGCATCTTATCTAAATGTTTTCCCATTATTTAATCTTTCTTCCAAATCTTGACCACGCTCTTTCGTGCAAGAAAAATCCAATCATTTCGCATGCTGTGTATATGATTGCAAATGTACCAGCGTACTCCCAATGGGCTTCGCCAGTAATAGCCTTTTCAAAAAAATAGACTAGTGTACCAACAAACCCAATATGGACAGCTGGCCAAGTGATTGACTTATATAGACTTCTTTTATTTGATTCCATATATCTATTCTACCATTCTTTTAGTTGAAAGAATACCCAACCTCTGGGATATTATATTTAAACTGTAATGCTGCTCTAGGGCCTGTTGTTGCAACGTCGTGTATCATTCCCCTGGGAATATAAACTACGTCTCCAGGAAGCAACTCAAACTCTGAGTATCCCTCTGATGATGAGCTTATGTTAGATTGACTATATGATCTTTTTTCTGATGCGTAAAATTTCCAGATAGTAGTACCGATACATTGCCAATAAAAATTATCTGTCTCATCAAAATGTGGATCTGATGGCTGCTCTTTTGCAAAATTGATATATGCAGATAAGGCTGATCCCTTGTATGGTATTGCGCTATTAAAAATATTAAAAAATTCTTCTATCTCTGGGTACCACTCTTGTTTGGGGCCAATGACATTTAAGTATAGGGGGTTCTTAAATAAAACCCCACGAACAAATCTTTCTCTATATGGATTACTTGGAACTTCTGCTATCCTGTTGTTCCAATACTGGTCATTTGTGTGCTGTATAAAATTTTCCCATTTAGGCACTACGCTACACAAAGACTTAAATACGTATGGTTTATTTAGATCTTTACATTCTTGTAATATTAATTTTATTTCTTCTGTTGTATACATAATAGTATTTGGACGGGGGTTTTACCCCCCGCCCAAAACCTTACTTCTTTAGTGCTACCTTTAACTTAGGGAACTTCTTGTTCCACTTAGTTGCAAGCGCATTGTATTCCGCCTTATATGTAGCCTTAGCAAGATCTGCTGAAGCTTTTGCTGTTGCTGCATCTGCTGCAAGCTTTGTTGCTGCATCGGCAATAGCCTTGTCTGATGCAACCTTGTCTGCTGCACGTCCAGCCTTTTCTGCAGCAAGTGCTGCATTAGCAACTGCAAGTTCTGATGTCTTTGCTGCAAGTTCACCTGCAAGATCACGAACTGCTACTGTTGCAACTACAGATCCAATTGGAGCTGTTAGGCCTGTTACGGCTGTTGCTACTGTTGCGTATGCTGTAACAACTACTGAGCCTGAAGCAGGAAGTGTAACAGTCTGCTCCTTTGTTCCAAGTGTTGCTACTGCTGTGTCTGTTGTAAGCGCTGTTGATGTCGCTGCACCATTTGAACTTACTAAAGTATTAATTGTTGCTCCACCCTTTACGTTACCGAATACATCGTATCCTGTTACCTTAAGAGTTGCAATTGTTCCCGCTGCTCCAGATGCTGGTGCGGTGATAGCGATTGAGTTCAAAGCACCAGCGGTGCCTTGTACATAGTAAACTGTTGTAGTTCCAGCACGAGTAATCGCTACTGTTCCTACTGCTGTGCTTTTAGTATATACATAAAAGTCTGCCGAGTTTCCAGTTCCTGTTGAAACTGAAAGTGTTGAAGACCCGCTTGATGCGGTAACTGGTGCTGTTGATGTTGCTAGCGCAGTAACAATTGTTGCATTAGTTGCAACTGCTGTTACTACTGTTCCAGTGTCTACTGATGTTACAGCAATCTTTAATGCATCTGCTGCATCGATACTGTTGTCTGCTGGTACTGGTAGTGCTACAGGAGTTGTTACTACTGTTCCACCTGTTGCTGCAGATCCCGCCACCGTTAGGGTAACAGTTCCAGCGTTAGCGTTAGCTGCTGGCGATACAAGCATTGTGCTAGTCAGGGCTGCAGCGATGATTAGCGATACTCTTTTGAATGATTTCATTCTATTTATTTCTCCTTCTATTAGTCTGACTCTTAACGAGTACAGAATTTGTGATGTTCTCACACTATGTAAGACGCTTTTCTTATTCAAATGTCGCTACATTAGCGCATCTATTTTTACATGAAATGAACATGGATCTCCACCATCATCCCATTCTTGTGACTCTTCTTCTGTTAATGGCGGGCCTTCATGTGTATTACAAAATACATCTGAAACCCAACCTCTGTCATAACCATTTTTAAGCCATATTTCAAACTCTAAATGATCTGCATCTATATTTTCTAGATCCATTCTGAAAGCTCCTCCAGCATAATATGCTTGGGCTTGGCACCCATGATAGTTTTTACAGGGGTACCATGCTTAAATAGTACCATAGTCGGGATAGAGGTTACTGAGTATTCTGCTGATTTGATAGGATTCTCATCAACATTTAACTTTCCAACCCATAAACCAACCTCATTTGATATCTCATCTAGGATTGGAGATACCTTCTTGCATGGGCCACACCATGGTGCCCAAAAATCTATAAGCACAAGATTATGATTCTGCAGAACAGAATCAAAGGATTCATCTGTGACTATCATTTGTCCTTAAGTTCCTCCGCTGCTGCGTTGAATCTATTCATAAAGTCTTGGATTACAAATAGTGTTGTTTCATGTGCATTTTTTGACATTGCGCTAAATGCTTGCTGATTCTTTTCATCATCAGGCATTGCTGAGACCCACTTGTTATATAGGCCTTCAGCAACCTCCCCGACAATTTCATCCATCAGTGTTAATTCAGCCATTAAGCTTTGCCAACCATGTTGCTCTAGTTGCAGCAAGTTTATCTGCTGCTATCTTTACTGATGCATCGTATTCCGCCTGTGCTGCTAACAATGCAGCATCTACTTGTACTTTTAATGCTGCCTGTGCTGCTGCCTGTGCTGCTGCTTGGGCTGCTGCTTGGGCTGCTGCGGTTTCTGCTGCAGTTGGTCCAGCCTGTGTTGGCATGTATGATAGAGCAGCACTTAAATTAATAAGCTTTGCAAATGTTCCCGCTCTTCCAGGTGCTGGTGATGCTGTATTTTTAAAAGCATCCATTGCCTGATTGTATGTGTATGAAGGCTTTGATGATCTTAAGGCCAACCATAGTCCTGCTGCAGATTGTGTTGCTGCAGATGAACCTGCAATATTTTTCATTATATTACCTGGAGATGCCACAGTAACATATCCAGCGGCGTAAAAGTCTAGTAAAGTGTCGCTATTGCTATTGCTTGCAACAAGATTTCCCCTGTCAACAGCACCTACTGAAATTGAAGAAGGGATGCATGAAGGCCAATCAATGCGAGCATAGTCCTTACCGTTTCCTACAGCAAAGAATGTTGCTACATTAATTGAAATAAGATCTTTAATTGCCTGCTCTGTAGTTGGTGTCTTTGGGCAATAATCTGTTCCTGGAGCACCCAAGTTGTGGTGTCCTTGTGCCATTGTTACGGCCTGAATATTATACTTTGATGAGTTGTTTTTTACCCACTCTAAAGCTTTATCTACGGCAGAAGCAGTTGGATTAATTCTTCCTCCTGTTGCATTATTGCCCACAATTCTAATAAACACAATATTTAGATTTGGGTTAGATAATAGCAATGTGGAAGCCATTTGTGTTCCGTGCTCAAAGCCATTTAAATTAATAATGCTTGCAGGAACTACAGCAGCACGAGGGCTTTCTTCAAATGATGTTCCATTTGGACATAAAGTAAATTCCAATATACAAACTTGAGTTACAATCTTACCTTGGAATGATGGTAAAGTATCGTCAATACCTGTATCGATGATTGCAACTGAGGGTGCCAATGGTGCGGCGTTAGCAGTATATGCTGCTAGAGGTAGTGCAAGTGATAGTGATAGTAATGCAGTTATTAGTTTTTTAGTCATGCCTTAATTCTACTAAATATTAGCAGGATGTCAAGGGGTCTCTTTGGTATTCTTATACCATTTGCCAGCGTCGAGCCTAGACTCCAGGGCATCGATCTCTGCTGCATGATCAATTTCCATCTCTTGTGATGCCATTACATTGTTTATTGCAAGACTAAGTAATTCAAGAGTCATTTCCATTCTGACTACCGTCAGTTCAAGCTGTCTAAGTCTTTCTGATTTTCTCATTCCATTGTCTCTCTGTCTAGTAAAGTAGGTGCCGTTGCCCTACTACCACAATTTGCACATTCCATGTCTAGGAAGTATGTGGCTATTTCAAAATCTTCAAACATTACCTTTACATTCCAAATGTTACAGCCGCATGGGCATAGGTGGGTTGGTGTTCCTCTAAGATCCATTGCGTGATCATAATTCTCTGGCTTTAAATCATTGATGTCCATAGGCCCTGAGTTTTTAAGTTGCTCTATTGCTTCTTCTACAAGATTTATGTAATAAATTCCAACTTTATATCTTGCTCTAAACCATTGGACAGAAACAATTACAAAAAGTGTAGCAGCAATTATAAACAAGGTCTTCATAAATCAATTATACACTAAACTTGGATATATGTATAGGGTGCTGCTACGCTCATATTAAACTCAGTTGCTGCTTCTAATGCCGCCTTTAGTCGTAAGCGTGGATTCTTCTGATTCTTGGTAGCGTATAAAGCTCCTAGGGCTATCATTCCACCACTGCCTTCTGCCATATAGTTTACAATGTTTTCTCCAACATGAAAGTCTTCATCAATGGTAAATATTCTACCGCATACTCCAACTATAAAAATTCCGCCAGTGTCTTCTTCTGATGAAGATCCTACACTTCCGTATCCATTATCTTTGAATGCCGCTTTAACTGAATCAACAAACTTAGTTCTCATAAACTTATCTAAACCTGAGTTAGTTTTTGTTGGAGTGTATTTGGGTGGCGTCCACATATACTGAAGAATTTGACCCATGCGAAAGGAATCTGTAAAAGCAACTCCGTACTGTCCAACCTTAAAAACTTTTGGCTCTTTTCTTGATAAGATCCAACCAGTCTTGTCGTCTGATGCGGCATGGTCTGATCCCATGTAAACAACACCATTTTGGGCAATAGCAACAATACAAGTCATATTATTAGTATACTATTTATAAATTCGAAATGCTAGAGGTTTTCATGGAGGTCTTCATGCATTTCTATATGTGTTAATTTAAGCATAGTTCCCTCTAGCTCTGCCTTTACCTGAATTAGTTCCTGCAAAGCCTCAAAATATTTATCTTTCCATTCATTTAAATCCTTCTCTAATTTATATAGTTTTATTTGAAGGTCTTTAATTTCAATTAAAAGCTGATCGTGAGCTTTATCTGCTATCTGTGCAACTTTATCTTTTTTTACTCGCCTAGAATTAATCCATGCCGTAAATACACCGCTTATAGAGGCGGCGAACAGAGTTATTAGTATCTGAGTTATAGAGATATTCATTATATCTATAATTATACCTTATAATCTATGTTAAATTAAAAGTTCTGAAGCAGTTATATCTAAGCCAATATATTTCTTTTTTGCAATATGTTCCTTAACATGTTCAGATCCATACTGCCTTCCTGCTAAAATTACAATCCATCTAGGCTCTAATTTATTATCTGTGCAGCTTTGACATAACAATAGATTGACTGCAAGCAGAGAAGATTTCTTTGCTGAAAGCTCGTTTTTGCTCTTGTTGCATGAATAACATAATACTTTTTCCATTTTTAATTTACCTTAATCCATTTCATGTATTTGTTTCTTTCTATTCTTTGTCTTAATTGTTCTTTTGCTTTCCATTCTTCTGGGTCCCACTTTTCTTTTTCTAAAAGGTATTCTGGGTCTCCATCGTATCTATAATGCCAAAAAGATCTTATGATGTATTTATCTCCCTCTATAACGTTTTTAACCCCATGATAGTATGGTGCGCCTGAAGGAAAAATTACCATATCTCCAGCTTTAGCCTTATAATGAATTATCTCTTCACTGGGCTCAATCTTAAACATAACCTCTCCACCCTCATAATCATCATTAATATAAAGGTTTGCGGTTACTCCATGCTTAATTCCTGGCATCTTTGATTTTTCTTGTTGATAGTCAGTATGAAATGGCAATATCAGTCCAGTGTACTTTACTTTCTTTGGAAAATATTTGCAAAGTTGTGGGTCAGATGAATGCCAATTTGGCAGATCAACATTATTTCTTAAAATGTAATCGGCAGTTGTTTCTTTAAAGATTTTTCCAAAAGCATTGCTGATGTAGGATTTATTTTCATCTATCTCTTTTGTTTTTGTTACAAATTCTTGAGGGTTCCCAGAGTAGGATTCAGTAATTAAAGTGGTATAGTTTCCAAAGCCACCCCATGGCTTCCATAAATCTTCCTTAACATCAAGAACGGCATTAAAAAAATTAGGCTCTTCGTTTAAAACTCCATGATATACATCAACCCCTGGATACAATGTTGTAATATTAAAACTCATTTTGTTTTACCCCCTGGCTTTCCTTCAAGCTCAACTCTAACACCATAAGACTGAAGAATATTTTTTACCATTTCTATATATTCTATAACCCTAACCCTCATTGATCCGTCGTATTGTGCAAAATTATTTTCATACAACCTTATTGCTAAAAAGTCAGGATATTTTACAATATCCATTTCAAGATCTGGTGCAGGGGACTTCAACTCTCTTACCTTTAACGCCATCTCTTTATTATAGAACACTGGCTTATTTGGTTCTCCAGTCCATTCATTCACGCCATATTTAAAGTGATCTTTATTCTTATCAATAAACATGCTTTTCCTTTATACGCTTCCACACATCTTTTGTTTTATGTGCGTTCTTAGACTTATCTAATGATCCTGAGCTTAAGTAAACTCCGCCCCAGATTCCATAGTCACTATTTGCAACACCTTCATCATGGCAAATTTTAATTACTGGGCAAGACAAGCAAGCCTCATCAATGTTTTTTGCTATGTTTATATCAGACTCATATTTATCAAAAAATAAATTAGTGTCCATCCCCTTGCATAGGGCAAGGTCATACCACTTTACATCTTCTTTATCTATACCTAAATCATTTAAAATGTTTGACATATTTTTTAGACAGCTTCCAGATTCCTTCTTGGCCTATAGAAAACTTTTCTACTTTGCCCCAAGCATTTTGTCTGTACATTCCATTGATAGATGTATAGCCGCCGTTATCTTTTTTCCATATAACAAGATCGTAGTTGTTCCAAAACGATTCCTGTGTTTTTGATTGAGATCTTTTGATAAAAATCTCAACGCCTTTCTCCGTTAAATACAACAAATTACTTTACCTTTTCTAGTACCCGAAGTCGGACTTGAACCGACATGCTATGAAGCAACAAATTTTAAGTCTGTCGTGTATACCGATTCCACCATTCGGGCATATGCTGGTCCACCAGGTCTCGATCCTGGGACATCCAAATTAACAGTTTGGCGCTCTACCAACTGAGCTATGGACCAATATGCACAAAACCACTGTACTAGATAATTATACCTTGTGTGCAGTGGCCGTGTCAATGATTGATTTGTGATATTTTTACGACATTAATCTTTTTAATTTCGTCATCTATGTTAAATATATCATGAATGTATTCGTTTGCATCTTCGGTGTTAAAGGCCTCTACTTCTACCTCTATATCCAATTTAATACGATATTTATTCATAATACAATTATAGCATTATTTAGAAGCTTTTTTATCTACTGCTAAGAAGGCAGCATTTATTTCTGCTACCGTCAATTTACCGTCGTCTAGGAAACCTCGTGCAAGCCTTTCAACTACGGTGGCAACGCCAAGAGTACCTGCTAATATAACTGCTTTGTATGTTTCAATTCCTACTATTGCTCCTGCTCCAATTACAGATAATCCAGATGCAGCAAATACTGCAATTATTCGCATTACAATATTATTAATGTTTGCAATTGCTCCTGAACCTACCTGTGTTGGCTCTTCAATATATGCCTTTGCCATTATTCTTCATCCCATTCTTTATTTCTAATTGGGTATGTAATTCCCCATGCAATTAATGTACCTACAATTGCATAACCTACTACTGTTTTTGCAGAACCATCAAGGACTACCCAGGCAATAAACATACCTAGAAGTGTCCAAAGTTGATCTATCATATCTTTGATTATTTTCTTTATCATGGTCTTCTTCTCCTTATTCCCTTGGAATCGCCAGAGGCTCCTCCACCACCTGATCCTCCAGAACTACTGCCCGTGGACCCTCCAGTGGTTCCTGTAGCGGCACCTACGGCATTTAATGCCGCACCTGTTGCTACAACTGTTGCTACAACCATCTCAGTTGCTTCTTTTCTTTCTTCATCAGTCATGTCAGCACCTATGCTTCCAATAGCAGCAAGTGCTGCTTGTGGATCTGTAAATATTGCCTCTACCAATGCTCCTGGATCTGTAACTAATTCAATATTTGCTGCTACCTCGGCAGTAATAATTAATACTTCGCCAGACTCTGATGTTCTAACTTCAATTGGAGTATCTGGTGGCAAATCTTTAAGTTCAACTCCAGCTGCTACAACTTCTGCTACTGAAATTGATTCTCCTGGGGCCAGGGTTTCTATTAATGCTGCTACTACAATATCCTTTTGCTCTTCAGTTAATTCTTCCCCAGACTCTACGGCTTTCTTTATTTCTTCAACAACCTTTTCTTCTTCTTCTTTAATTGCCGCTAACTCTTCTGCAATTTCCGCTTCTTCTTCTGCTATGGCTGCTTCTTTTTCTGCTAGAGCATTTGCTATTTCTTGCTCCATAGCCTCTTGCTCTGCAGCAGCTCTTTCTTCTTCTGCTTTAGCATTTGCTTCTTCTTGTGCTTTTGCTTCTTCTTGTGCAATACGATCTGCCTCTGCTTGGGCTGCTGCTTCACGCTCTGCCTCTAGTGCTGCTAGTTCTGCTGCTATACGATCAGCCTCAGCATTTGCATCTATCTCTGCTTGAATCCTTGCTGCTTCTTCAGCCATTGCTGCTTCTTCTGCTGCAACTTTAGCAGCGAGTTCTGCTGCTATTCTGTTTGCTTCTGCATTTGCAGCAGCGAGTTCTGCAAGCCTGTTTGCTTCCGCCTGTGCTGCTGCTGCTTGTTGTGCAATTAATGCTGCTGCTTCTGCTTGTATTCTTGCTGCTTCTGCTTGTTGTGCAGATAACTGGGCTGCTACCTGTGCTGCAATTTCTGCTTCAGTTGGTCCAGTTGGCGCAGTTGATATTGGCTCTGGTGCTGGTGTTTGTGTTGCAACAGGCGTAGGTGAAGGCTCTGGTGTTGGCGTAGGTGAAGGCTCTGGCGTTGGCGTAGGTGAAGGCTCTGGTGCTGGTGTAGGTGAAGGCTCTGGCGTTGGCGTAGGTGAAGGCTCTGGTGTTGGCGTAGGTGAAGGCTCTGGTGCTGGTGTAGGTGAAGGCTCTGGCGTTGGTGTAGGTGTTGGTGTAGGTGCTACATATGTAGACCCAGTAACAACATTTGAATTTGCAGAGTAAAGGGCAAATGTGTCGTTATCTGATCTAATATGAAATGACCATACTGTTCCTGCAGGACGAAGGCTGTCTAACAGGGAGTGATCAATTGTAATTGTTGTGTTTAAAGAATTTGGTCCGCCAACATTTCCAGTTGCAATTCCCCAGCCATTGCACCCAGAGCAATTAAAACTTATAGCATATCTTTCTGGCTGTGTGTTACCAGTATCTGGTGCTTGCCAGGATAGTACGGTTGATGTTTCATTGCTAGATATAGTTAAATTTCTTGGGGCTCCAATGGTTTTAATAACTGTTGGCGTGACAGATAAAGAGGCATTAGTAAATATAGTTCCGTAGCATCCAGCCCAGCCTATTCCGTCTGTTCCGCTTATTGTTATTGTTACATTTTCATTTGGAGATGTGGTTGTTACTGTTAGCGTTTTATTAATTCCACTAGTAGAATAGTTGCCGCCTGTTGAATTATTTTGATTAGAGTCTTGAAGTCTAATTGTTGCTTGTGCTCCAGGAACATCTGATCTGTTCCGAGCATTTACTGTAAATACTACAGATGAAGGTTGAGATATTACTACTACTTGTGTGACTGGCCTGTCTGTGCCGTATGACATAACTAAAGCATTTTCTTGCCAAACTCCAAGGCTTGGTCCAGCATCGGCGCAGGCATCATTACTATTTACAGCCCCAGTAATATTTGCTCCAGACCACCCTCCGCCAGTTGACGAGAAAGATCCGTTTATTAGTGTGTCTGCAGCATTAGCTTGGGAGGGACCAGCAAAAAGCCAACCTACTGAGAGTAGGAAGGCTGTAAATATTCTTAATTTCTTAGTCAACTAAGGAACCCCCAGGTAATGCAATATTTTTGCTTACCTGTTAATTATAGCAGAATGTTAATTTAAACTACTTAGGATTATCTGTTTTATAAAAGCCGTTACCTTTAAACTGTATTCCAAACGGAGTAAAAAATCTTGTCATTGATGACTCACATTCAACGCATGTATATCCTGGATCTTCATCTGAAATAGATCTGTGTACCGACATTAATGCGTGTGCATCATCGTATGAGCACTTGTATTCGTATACTGGCATAACCGTCCCTAAAGTGCCTACTAGTAAAAGGCACTAGTATATTGTACAATAGAAGTATGGAAAAAGTCAATGTAGATAAATATGTAATAATGATAAAAGATATTGTAAGCCAAGAAGAGGCCGACGTGCTTTTGGATATTGCAAAAAATGCTTCTGTTGATGAGTGGGATGCGTATAGAAAAAGCCTAGGCGATGATGCCAAATTAGTAAATGCTGCTTACGGAGACTGGACCAAGCAAATGCTTTGGCTTGAGCTTAACCCACATTTATTAGAAAAAGCAAAAATGATAATAGATAAAATTCATAGCCGTTGTATATATTTAATAAATGATCACTATCAAACCGACTACGTATTAGACCCCCTATACAATATATATAAGTTTAGAGATGGGGATTTTATGAAAGAGCATCACGATTCGGGGCTATCCCCTGATATTAAACTTGGTATTGTTTTATATCTTAACGATGACTTCGATGGCGGAGAGCTTTATTATCCTAAAGCAGGTTTAGAGATTAAACCAATTGCAAAATCTATTGTAGTTCACCCCGCTGGAATGATGTACAGGCACGGTGTAAAAGAAGTAAAAAATGGTGAAAGGTTTAGTTTAGCTGGATTTGCTAGACTTAATTATTCCCAAAAATAATTCTCTGGCATAACAAAAGGTCTTTTAGAGTGTGTGCCTTTTTCGTTTGCGGCCTGTGGTCTGTGTATACTATCTTTAAATTGATAAGACAATACTATTCCAGCTCTAGGGCTAATATGATTTACAGCATGCTGTACGCCAGTAGGAACTACTATGACATCTCCTGGCTCCATGTTATATACAAATGATGGCTCAGTATCTTCTGAATTAATTCTTGTTTCCCAAACCGTAGGTCCTTGACATTGCCAATGTACATTTACCCAATCATCTGCGTGTGATGGAACATTTGGCTCATTTGAATTAAAATTAATAAATGAAGTTCCGCCCCAGGCATTTTCTTCATATATGATATCAAATAAATTCTTAAGCTCAAGTATCTCTGGGAAAAAATTTCTAGATTTTCCTGGCTCATTGATAACATCTCTTACTTGATAGTAAAAGTTATGCTTTTGTAACACACCGTTTAATATCTTATATTCTGGCGCAGTGTTCATTGCCTTTATTGCTGGGCCTTTATTTACTTGATAATTAAAATGATTTAAAAATTGATCCCAAGATGGGGTAACAGGTATTAAATTTTTAAAAAATGCAGGAACGCCATCTTTTGTAGACTGCTCTACTATTGCTTTTACTTCTGTTAGCTTCATTTCTTTTTAGATCTAGCTTTCGCAAGTGCTTCAAAGTCCTTTACCTTGGTATCCCCCAGGTATCCCCAAGCATATCCATCAGCAATCATTTGTTCATTGACTGATACTTTAGATCCATCTAGGAATAGCCATCCAAGGATACGCCCGTATTTTTCTGATGAGTCCATCTTCTCTGTCTTAATAACAACATCTTTGGCGTCTTTAATCTTAGACTTTACATACTCTTTAGCTTCAAGTCCCAAAACCTTTTCGGCTTTATTGGTTGTTCTACTTTCTGGAGTATCAATTCCAGCTAGTCTGACTCTTGAGCTAAATGATATGTCAAAACCTAGATCAATCTCTACGTCTATTGTATCTCCGTCTACTACGTTAGTCACTTTCTTAACATGGTATTCGTACATTACTTTTTCTTTACTGCCGCCTTCTTTACAGGGGCCGCCTTCTTTGTTGGTGCAGACTTCTTTACCGCAGCTGCCTTTGGCGCTGGTGCATCCCAGTCTGGACGAGCAACTGACATTACAAGACTATACGCTCTCTTCTTTAGGAATACGCCGTCTCCGTTTGCTTGTGATCCCTTTGAGCTTCCGCTAGTGTTTCCTTCGTAGCAGTGCAAATTTTTTCCATCATTTTTTACAACAATTCCAACGTGTTCTGTATCGGTTGGTGTCTTATCAAAGTTAAAGAATACAACATCTCCTGCTTGTGCTTGTCCAATTGGAACAATTCTCTTGTTCTTTGCAAACCATTGTGCTCCTGCATCGCATGATGCAAAGCCTTTCTTTGTTGAAGCGGCAACTAGGTGAACTAATCCTGCATCATCAAAGCATCCTGAAACGAACATTGCACACCAAGGTTGGTGATTCATTCCGTATCTCTTTCCAAAAACTGTATCGTTATTTGGTCCTTCTGCATATCCCTCATCAGCATACTTCTTTGCTGCTGCTACGACCTTTGCGGCCAGTGGGTGTGTGGTTTGTGCCATTTTATTTCTCCTATTATCTACTTAGATTATTAACATGTAGTATTGATATATGCTCTACATTAACATGTTTTGGTACTGTTATTGACCATTTAATTGCATCGGCAACATCTTCTGGAGTTAAAGAATTAATTCCCCCACGATCACCTCTGCTATCAATATTTCCTGGTGCTATTTCTGTAACTCTTATGTTACTTTGAAATAATTCAAATCTTAAAATTTCGGCAAGGGCTACCTCTGCATGTTTTGCAACAGTATAGCTACTTCCTCCACGATATACGTAATGACCCGCCATAGAAGTTATGAGGACAACATTTCCTCCGCCATTGCTAATCATAATTGGAGCAATTTGTTTTGTAAGATTTACTGCACCAATTACATTTAGGTCAAAAGCTTTTGTCCAGTTTTCAATATCATCATCGAGTATGCTATTTGGAAGATTAAATCCTCCGCCTGCATTGTTTACAAGTGCTACTATATTTCTTCCAGCCAAGTTCTGGCAAAAATCATATACCTGATCTGCTTTTGTTATGTCTACTGCATAGACTTCAATATTTTCATTTTTAATGGTATTAAGCTGATCGATATCTCTAGCAATTCCTATTACATGATATCCGCTTTCAGATAAAAGCTTAGCGGTTGACTTTCCAACACCGTAGGACGCACCTGTTACAATAACTATAGGGTTTTCATTTTCCATTATTTTAGTATACCATTTCTATTTTTGTGCTTTGGGTACAGGAATCGGACCTATATTGTCCGTTTCGGAAACGGGTGTCCGACCATTAGACGAACCCAAATTACATTATAAGTATAACATACTGCTAAATAAAATGGTACCCCTGGCTGGGATCGAACCAGCGACCTACAGATTAGAAGTCTGTTGCTCTTCCGCTGAGCTACAAAGGTATATCATGATTATAGTATTTACTTTAAATATTGTCTATAGCAAATAGATCTGAATAGTGTGCATGAGCATGTGAACCCATATGCTCTTGAGGATCTGTGCCAACCTTGAAAAATCTTGGGTCTAAATTCTCAATATCTCTATGGCATTCATTGTAATTATTATCGTAGTCTGGCTTACTATTTACATAATTTTTAAATCCATAATTATGTTTATCAAAATGAATATTCAATTCGTTATGCCAGCTAGACCATTTAAAATCTATATCTGTCTGTAAAACATATTGCTCCAGCATTTTTATAGCAATTAAATTTGATCTAAATGGTACCGATGTAGGCATAATTTTTTCAATAGCAATAGGCAGCTTTTCATATTTTGCCATAGATCTATCCGCATCTGAAACGGTATTTAAAAACTCTCCTATCTTTCCTTGAGAATTTTGTATAAATGTATTTTCATTTGCTGCCTTAATAAACTTAAACCTTAAAAAGTCTGGCAACAAAAGTCTTAGATATTTTGGGTGACCGTACGACTCAAAGTATTTAAATACATCTTCTACCATTGCAATTGTGCTGTTTCCTGGGTATGAAAGATTATTGTAAGACATGTTATTGTTTTTGGCTAACAGGTGAGTCCATGTCAACTCCTCTGGGACTCCGACTCCAAATGATTGGGAGCACCCAGATGTAAGTAGTTCTGATGACCCAAGCTCTGGTCCTCTGTATCCATGAGAATTAACAGAGTAGTCTACCTTTATCTTGCCCTTGTATGTAAATTTTTTATAAGGCGCACCTAAGAATAGCTCTTTAACCATATTATTTTCTCTATACTGAGAGGTAATCAAATCTTCATATAGATCATTTTCTTGCGCCTCAGATGTCAATATGCCAAAAAAATCTAGCGGGTATTTATCTTTGTCCCAAACTAATCTTTTCATTTAATCTCCTATGTGTGCCAGGTAGGACTTGAACCTACGATTACCGAATTATGAGTTCGGGGCTTTAACCAACTAAGCTACTGGCACCTAGTTGAATTATACTTTTATTATTTAATATCGTCAATAGATAGTTCGTTAGCCAAATAGTTTACGATTGGTTCGTAGTATTCTTGTTTCATATGATCATTTAACAATATATTGATTGGCTTTTTTGGCTGCTTGTATGGCTCTATCATATCGTCACCCAGGATGTTTCTTGTATTTATAGGCTCAGGAAGACCACGCTCTAAGCATTGTTTTTTTAGTTCATCTATAAACAACAGATGCTGTTCATGCCTCCGCTCAAATTCAATATCTGGATCACTTCTATTTTCTACCCATCCATTTGTAATAAAACAAATAAATTGAGGCAATGGCTCCATGAATACAACTTCACATTTATTAAATTTCTTTAACACATTATCAATGTATTTCGAAACAACTTCTTTTGCTCCAAGGTAGCCTGGCAAATCTGTCTGTGGGAGCCAGTTTCTTATGTCTATGTAGCCTAGCCATGGGACAACTATCCTGCCTGCCTCATTCCATTCATCTAGCTGTCTCTTTTGTGTACCGCTTGCAAAATTTTCAAAATCAAAGTTTAGCGCAGACCTCCCTGGATGTGATGACATCCATAGCTGGAGGCCTTTATCTTCATGAGTTTTTAAATAATCTTTTAGCCATATGTCCCTACCATCTTCAACAATATGAGTCACATAATTTTGTTCTGAATATTGATAGTCTAGCTTTCTATTTTGTAGAAAAAAAATATCAGGAACACAGTTTCCTATTTTAGATGTATGAGAGTCTCCTATTACTAATATCTTTTTCATATTTATCTAATTACCTTTGTGTTATACATAGATTCCCAATCTTTAATATCATTTTCATCGTTAAGTAGTGGCTGACCTTTTATATTTAGGCTTGTATTTAAAAGAACTGGAACCCCAGTCTGCAGATAGAATTTATTTAAAACTCTCCAAAGGCCTCTGTGCTGATCCTTATTTACAGTTTGAACTCTTGATGTGCCATCTATATGAACAACAGAAGGAATCTTTTCTGGCTGCAAACACTTTACAGTGTATTGCATGTAAGGAGATGTAAAGTCCATTTCAAACCATTTAGACGCACACTCTTCCATAACAACTGGTGCAAACGGCCTAAACAGCTCACGCTGTTTGATATTGTTTACTTTATCCTTAATGCTTCTATCTCTTGGATCCGCTAGTATACTTCTGTTTCCTAATGCTCTGGGTCCATATTCAGCTCTTCCACTTGCAACTGCTACAATTCCATCTTTAAGTATGCCGTCAATTATTTTTTGAACTGGATATTCCCCGCCAAGATCGTGGCCAAGGTAAGGATCTTTCCATTCAATATGTTTTCCATACATTGCTGCTGCTGCTCCTAACGAGCTTCCAGCATCCCCAGGGTTTGGCATAATCCAAATCATATCAAAGATTTTCCATAGCAGAGTATTTGCTGAAGAGTTTAGAGCGCATCCACCCATGAACACCAAGTTATTTTTGCCAGTTAGCGACTTTGCCATACGCATAAAATCGTTAAGTCTTTGTTCGTAAACTATTTGTGCTGCGGCTGCAATGTCAAACTTATCTTCTTCTGAAACCCAGCCCCAATCTGTGATTCCTTTATGAAAATTATATTTTTGGCTAGTATATGAAGGGAAATAGTCGTTAACCTTTTTATAGTATTTGGTCCAATCTCCGTATGCGGCCATGCCCATCATAATATATTCTTCCTGGTTTGGCATTAGCCCTATTAGCTGAGTAAATGCCGAATAGAATAATCCAAAACTAACTGGGTAGTTTTGCTTATACTTTAGTTTAATCTTATCACTTTCGCCAGTCCATATTGTAGAAGTGTTATATTCTCCTATGGCATCTAGAACCACTATAGCGGCATCGTTAAATGAACTCGTGTAATATCCTGCTGATGCATGGGAGTAGTGGTGGCCAAATGATTTACGGGGTATCCCGTCGATCTTAAACCTTGGGTTCCATTCACCTGAACCACCTCTTACAAGCAGCCTAGAGGCCTTCAGAAGGGGTTTCTCGTAGTAGGCTACAGCATCAGGTAGGCCGTAAGACAAAGCATCATTAACTAAACTATCATTGATATACCAATCATTTTTTTGCTTGCTATATCTCTCTGCATGACCTGCAAATAATACCTTTCCGTCCTCTATTAAAGACACGGAGGCATCATGAGATGTCTCATTAATTCCTAATATTCTCATTAGTATATAAACCTATTCTTTTTTTTCTTTTTAAATTTTTGAATTATTTTATATATGTAATATTTAATTACTATCACGATTTAGGACTCCTTTTAAGTAATTTAAAAAAGTTTCAGCGTAATGCAGATGTCTATGATGACCAAAATGTGAGTGTTCTATACCTTTTTCTCTATCAAGAGCTACGTGAAAACTTGTGCTGTTGTTTTTATCTTCGTGACAATTTATTTTATTTTTTGTTTCTGGATCATGCAGGATGTCCAAATCTCCAGAGACAGACCAATTTTCTGGGCTACAGCTAATATAATTTTCAAAGTTTATTTTTTTAATAAGCTCATTAGTAGTAGTATCCCATGTGCTCCAAACAAAATCTATACCAGCTGCCTTACAATAAAGAGACAGCATATCTATATACTGAGCGGCGTACATGTGTGAAATTTCTTCAGTAATAACATCATTTGCGATCAGAGGTCTCTTATATATTCCTTTTGGGTTTTGTTCTGCAGAAACTGTTGTACTATTTTTAATCATAAAATTCATATACTCTTTAGTTCTAAAATCATTTTCAGATTGAGTATTTGCCCATACAAAAGTCTTTTCATCATAAGAATCAAAAAATGATTGTGACGCAAGCAAAGCTTGATTATTAAATGTAAGGAATCTATTAAAGTCTGGGAACAATGCTACTATTTTTTTAGGGTTTCCAAATTCATTTATATAAGAAAAAATTTTACTTATCTGTCCAGGGATGCTGTCACCGTATCTTGCAACAGAGTTATACTCTACATGCAAATTATTACTTAATATGTAAGGCATTGTTTCTTCTATTGGTAGCCCTAGTCCTGAAGCTACTGAGCATCCAGCAAATAATAGATCTATATCTTTTTTAAATTTAGGTGATCTAAATCCATACTCGTTATATTCGCATATGGAGCCGAACTCCATCCTCTTCCATCCACCGTTCTTTATAAGATTTAATTTATTCTTATATATATCAGACTCTATCCCTGGATAGTAGTATACAGACTTTGATGCCTTTTCATTAACAATTGATTCGGCAAGGCTGCTTGAAGTAAATTTAGCTTTCATTTTTGGATATACCAGATTCTACAATCTGCTGAACATACTCTGAAAAATGTTTTCTAATTGCTCCCATGGGTCTTGATCCAAATGCCTCCCATAATCTTTTATACTCTATTATATTTTGTAGTGTAGTTGGGCAAACCACAATACCATTGTATGATTTCATTACAATTGGAAGAGGTACGTGTTTACTGCAACACTTACATTCTTTGGCTAGCTCTTGATATTCGCTCATATTATTTGCATCCTGTCCATTGCTTCTCTTAAGTCCTGGGGCATTCTTGGTGCCCTGATCAGATTATAGGATGTTGTATCTGGGTCATCCTTGTCCCCAAAGTCATTGTCATAGCTCATTGATTCATAAGTATGTACATTTATTTCTTGATTATTATCAAATCTAGTTCTACTAATTGAATTAAATATAGCTCCACAAGTAGCATCCGCCAAGTCTTTTGACCCCTTTCTAGGGTGGTCAACCTTGTCTCTCATGATTCTAAGTTGACATAGTTCATCTATAAGCAATGGTATGTGCGGCCCTATTAGTCTTTCTTCCGCCACAATCATTGCCATATCATCATAGTGTTTTTTAGCGACAGACAGAATCTCTGTATTGATGCCATATTGTTTTAGTTGTTGCATCATATCATGAGAGTTCCATCTGTCAAAAGTACATATTGCTATATTAAAGCCTCTAGTTTTAAGAGAAAGAATGTAGTCTTTAACTTCTGTAAAGTCAACAGACTTGTCTGGTGTAGGAGTCCAATATCTAACTGCGTCTATCTCTACAATAGGGGCGGGCTGTGAGTATGTATCTGTTACCTTTACGTTAACCCATTTGTTTACATGAGCCATCGTTACTGCACAATGGTCATGCTTCTGTGCCAAGTCTACGTGTATATAATATTTTTTATCTGGGTCTGGCAAAAACCACTCTTCAAGTCTGCCGAAGTTGTCTACGGCAATTGCTCCCACATTAAATGCTTTTTCTACTTTTTCTCTTGACTTAAAGAATGCGTCAATTGCGTCTGGTGGCATGCAAGCAAATCTTGAAAGAGCATCTGTTGGGTTTGTATAGAAGGCTGTTTTAAAATCGTCAATTTTTCTAACTGGATTAACTTCCCAAGTTGGGCGTTTAAGAGCATAAACTTTAGGTATTTTGTAAGATACAATATGATCTTCTTCCCATTGAATCTCAAACTCATTACCTTCAGTTCCATCTGGTAACTCCTCATACATCTTAAATTTGTGATCTCTAATTACAGTTTCTTTTTCTCCAATTACAGCGTCGTACCTTTGCTGAATATAGTCATTTTTAAATCTAGGGAACGATAGCAAAATAACCTTTCCAAAGTCTGGGAAACGTGAGTCTACTGATGCCCTATACATATCATACACCGCACTACCTGTTTTTGCTTGATCGTGGCCCGTCGTATTTTCAATTGCAAAGCCAGAAATTTCATCAAGAATAACAACAATAACGTTATATCCTTCCCAGGCTTCTCTTTCTGAGTGACCTGAGTGTACTGTTATTGCTTTACTGAATTGAATTTCAGAAGCCTTTGAATAATATTTCCCTATAAACCATGGAGACTTATCTATTCTACTTTTAAATCCTTTAAAGAATACATTGTTTGCCTGTTGTGAGTTAATAGCAATATTAATAATATCAATAGAATCTCCTGGGGGCTTTCCATAATATGTTGCTGGGTCTTTTAAACACAATAGTAAATATACTATATATGCAACTGCAATTGTTGAGCAGTAATCTTTTCCTGAACCTTTGCCAAGTTGTGCAACTACTTCATTTGCTGTCTGCTTAAATCTTATTGCACCTTCGTCTTCTCCAAACAACTTCTTTAGTGTTGACTCTTTGTATATCTGAGAGCTTTTTTCAATCAGAAGGTACTGGTATTCTGAAAGAGGTGGTAGTCCTAGATAGTTTGGATCGTTAACAAATGTTCTAAGATCAACAGGCTTTTCTTCAAACTCTTCGCCATCTAAAATATCAATTAAATCTGAAAAATCAAACGACATCAGCGTCCTCAATTACAATTGCTTCAACAATTCCTGTAATCTGAGAAAGTCTTTTTGCAACATCCATTTTGCATTTAGGACAAGATGCGGTTACTTCTTTTAATATGCCAACCAAGATCTCCTGCTTACGCTCTGTCTCTGCAATCTGAGATGCTATCTGAGTGTTTTCTAACACGCCGATTGACTGTAGCATTGCTATTCTTTTTGTTTCTATATCTGCGATTAACTTTAAAGCTCCTGCCTTTACGCTTAGCTGGCCCTGTGTGTCTGCATCTTCTACCGTTTTCCAAGCTTCTTTTATCAGCATTGCGTAGTGCTGGTCTGCGCCAGATATGGCCTCTCTTGCACGGTCACGAATATTGCTGTCGTTATGAACAACAGACTTCCATTCATCAACGTACTCTAAAACTTCTTTGCGTGAGAATCCTGTAAGCGTGGCTATCTGAGTTGCTGAATTGCCCTTTAAAAGCTCTTCCACAACCCTATTCATGCGATCAAAATGTACTGCTGGCTCTATTTCGCTCATATATAAATTATACCATGTTTTAGTTGACTAAGACTTATTGGCAATTTTTAAAAGAATTAGGTATCCTATTAGATCATCAATATCATTGTCTCCAGGGAAAGCCTGATCATTCTGAATTCTATTTAACTTGTCATCAATACGGACTCTAATTTGTTCCTTTGAATCCGCCTTTGAAAATATACGAATTGGATCTAGCGCTGAGTTCCCATACGACACATTCTTTTTAATTAGCATCTCTGCCATCTCTAAACACTCAACAATAATTTTTTGTCCTGATGGTGCATCTGTTGCAATTAATTGAAGGTCGGTTATCCACGCCTGGTACCCGCCCGATTTATTTGGGTAGTCACTCATTTTTTTCTTAGCAGTCCAAACTCTTGTAAATATCTCTGTATAGTCATAGCAGAGACACCGCACTCTTTACCTATTTCTGTAACTGTTTTCTTTTGTACTATGTACCTTCTGTAAAGCCAATCTTTACTCTGATAAAGTTTCATCGCTTAGTAAGCACCTGGTTACTATAATGTGCAATACCAAAACTATCTGCAACGTCAAAATCCACAATTTCTAAACCATATTTCTTATTAAAGTAATCAGCAGTTCTTTGCTTCCTCATATTACGTAATTGATTCTTATACCATGAATCTGCATAGCCTGGGTTTGCCAACCTTATTCCAGACTTCTCATCCTTTGTCGGATTCTTGTTGCCAATGTACGCCTGCCACGAGGATGGGCTAATAGTAATAACCTTAGCGCCAGTAGACATGAGCTCAGCAATAACAACTCCATAGACATAAGACAATTTTATCACAGCATCTGGTGATCTGACAAGTATGGCTCCTTCTACGGCAATATAATCACTCTTAAGTTCATCTAACATCATTGCCATTTTATTTTTTGCATCATGAATTTTTTCATAAATGTCTTCTCCGACAAGATTGATCTTTCCCCATTTTAAAGGGACATCATCTTCCATTAAGCAAAAAGCTATAGAGTTTGTTGAGGCGTCTATACCTAACACTCTATTGGCTTTAGTTTTAACTAGGCTAGCTAATTTCATTTATAATTTCCGAGATCATCTTTTTAGCCTTAGCATAATTAGTTTTTGAACAAGAAGAGCATATATTTTCTGTGTTATATCTACTTAGCTCAGACTTGCATTTTTTGCAATTTCTCAGGGCTCCTTTTTTAATTGCTTTCTTTTCATAATATTTATCCATGATCCTCTTGTTTGTTGCAATTCTGCAACACTCATCAGAGCAATATTTTTGATTATGTGTTCTCGAAACAAACTCAGACATGCATTCTTTATTTGCACATATCACAGAATAAAGTCCTCGTATAACTCTATTTGAACTGTACCTGTTGGGCCAGACTTATCGTAGCATTGTTTTTTTACTGGGCAATAAGTGCAGGGCATTTTTGATTTAGTTGCGCCTGCTGGCCTCATTGGAAGATCTCCATTTTTAAAGTTATCGTAAACCTCTTGCATCCATAAGAAGGCATTTTCAATCAGGGCTTTATTCTTTTCATTCATTGAGATTGGAATGATAAGTATCTCTTGAGTATTTTTATTTTCGTACAGGAAGAATCCTTCTTTAGCATTTTTTAATTTCATGTATGTTAAAAGCTGAAGCATGTGATTTGAAGAAGACTTCATTTCTGATTGTCTTGTATCCCAAACCTCTTGCTTTGCTGTTTTAATTTCACCAATTACTGTCTCGCCATCATACTCCATAATAAGATCTATGAAGCCTCTGATTGGCGGATACTCATTAACAATCTCTTCTTCTTCCGCTTTCCACTGAGGCATGGTAGAAATAAGCTTCTGTAGTCTTTCATGCGCCTGAGTTCCCTGTGCCATATTAGCAATTGCAACTGCATCGTTATCATCAATAAAAACTGCGCCAGAAAAAGCCATATACCAATATCTAGGACACTTACCATGACCGTAACCCAATGAACTTGGACTGAATGACTTCTTAGTCATCTCTCCGTCTGCTCGTTTAGTATTGCGATATGACTCATCAAGAAGTTGAGCAAACAACTCTGGATCAAAAAACTTACCAGTATGTTTTTTAAACTTAAGGTTCTTTACAATATCTCTAGCCATTAGCAAACCTAAAAACTAAATCAGCGCCGAGCCAAATGCCAATGATCCCCATAACTGCAGGAAAATATGGTGGTGCTGGAACTGGCAATTTAAATGCTGCAAATATTCCGCCTAGGATAGCTCCTGTCAACGTACAAAGAAGTATGTCTTTAATCATTATGAGTTATACCTTACTACATACTTAAGTGCATCTACAAGTTTGTCTATGGACTCCTTTACTGAATAGTAAACGTTTTTCTTGTTGTTATTAATAGTTCCCGCTTTGTCCTTTGCAATAGTAGAATATACAGAGGCCATCACTGCAAACTTGGTAGACATTGCTTGAAGCTCCATGATTAGCATGGGGGCTTTTGCGGAAGGAACTTCAGGGTTCATTAGTATCTTAACAACAATGGCCAAAGCCTTATCTAAGTGTTCGTCTTTCATGTACTCATGAAGGTCATTGAACTCTGTTATATCGCTGATTAGCTGAAGAGTGTTCTTATCTTCTGTCATTTTTAATCCTCTTGTCCCATTTGTCTATAAATAATCCTAGCGGATAACCCACAGAGAATCCTATCATAATCCCGAAGATTAATCTAGTCACTGGTTTCTACCGTCTACATAAATATGATTTTCTTTAGCCACTTCAATTTTAATAGAAGGATTTACATCATGCCATTTTGTTCCTTCAATTCTAACTTCACGATCATATATTCCAGTAGAGACCTTTTCTTGAACGTCAGCATCTACAATGCGAAGCCACTCTTCTTCTCCGTATTTTTCAATGCCATCTGCCCATTCTTTTGATCCTGGGTAATCCCATTGTGCAAAAACTCTAACAAAAACTTTTTTGTTTCCTTCAGTAACAGCTTTTGCCGAATGAAAATATGGCATGCCAGATGGGAAAACAGTGACATCTCCAACTCCTGGTTTGTAAGTAACGACCTTTGGCACTTCGTCAATTTCGTTTAAGAACTCAACTTCTCCTCCTGTATAATCATCGTTTACATAAATGGTGATTGTTATAATCTGTTGTGCTCTTGGCTGACCAACTCTATGCTTATGTGCATCTGTATGAAATGTAATTGCAAGATTTTTTTCGGCATGTATATCATGCTTTAAAACTTCTATGACAGAGTAATGCATTCTTCCAGCACCCGCTTCATTTAGCTTCCAGTTGTCGATATACTCTGGCCAATATCCAGACTCTGACCATTCATTTATATAGTCTTTAAAAACTACAGCGAATATGTCATAAAGCTTTTCTCTAAAGCTATATAAAAATTCAAGATTATCATCACCAATATCTGTTGGCTTTTGCTTAGAGTTAAAAAATGTCTTTTTGCCAAAGGTGTGCCACGGAACCCACTCATTTATTGGAGAGATGTCTGCCATTTCTTTTGGCAAGACTCCGTGGTTATCACCTCTTGTAGAAAGCTCTTCGTGTGTTATTTCAAATTGGCTTGTATCATTTTCATAGAGATCCATTAAACTATAAAATCTCTTTAGATCTTCCTTGTCAAACATGTCTCTATATATAACAACCTGTGGCATTACTTCGTACTTATTCATGATTTTCCTCCCAGAAATGTATTAGATCTTCTAATACTGCCCACTCAATAATTCCAAGTCTTACCTTAGAATCTTTTCCTATAATAATCTTTAATGCTGGATGCATATCCCTGTTTACTTTAAATGTGTCCGTACAAATTTTTGCCCAGTTATCTTTATTTAAAGTAAAGGATGTACCTGCTTCTTTGTAATCCACAAGGAATTGATTCCATTGTGCATCACCCTTTTGATAATCGCCTCTGCCTGAATTTTTTTGCGCTTTAGCGCCGTCTCTTTTTACTTCTGCTCTTTCTGACATCATCCGACCTTGTGTCTTGTTTCGTGACCGTCTTTGCATTTCCAATACATCTCCATGCTTTGATTGTTAAATTCATAAGATTCTACATAAAGATCGCATTTTGAACAAGGCCTAATGCTCTCTATAATTTCAATGCTACCGTCAATGACAGGAGTATCTAAATTTACTTTATTTAAAAACTCATCAAGATTTGGCATCAATGTCCTTTATAAGACCATCAACAACTTTAGGGTTGCCTCTTAGATAAGCTACGGCTTTAGCACGTCCCTGAAGTCTTTCTCCATTAACAGTATACCAAGCTCCACCTTTTTCCACTGCCCCGACCATCTCTGCAACGTCAAGAGTTTCTCCTACTGAATCAACGCCTAAAGATTCTCCTTGATAGTAGAAGTCGTATTGTCCTGAAAGGTTAGGGGGGCCGAGCTTGTTGTAATCAATAATCCAATTGACTGGCCTGCCAACTCTTTGTTCAATAATTTTGTCACCAACTTTAATGCCTGCCTTAATCGCATTTGCTTCAGCCTCTGAGGACCAAAGCTTAATAACTGTTGAAGAAAAGAATTTGACTGCCATTCCCCCTGTTGGGATATGGGAAGCATGCATAGATCCAAATTGATTTCTTTGCTGTGAGATGAGAACCAGTAATGTGTTTTTATTTGCATAGTTTAACATTTTGACTGCGTGAGTCATATCCTTTGCTTCGGCGCCGATTTGCTTTGTGTCTTGCAAATCCTTCATTTCATTTCCATCTTTTTCAAAATAAATTGCTGGCAATAATGCTGAAATAGAATCTACAACAATAATATCTACGCCCGCATCCATTAATTTTGTAGCAACATCCACCATGTCATTGACGGTTTTTGCTGGAGAGTAAATAAGAGAAGAGGAATCTACTCCCAACTGTTCAGCCCATGATTGATCATAAGATGCTTCTGCATCAATCCAAGCGCATGTCTTTCCTTCTTTTTGTGCAAGAGCAATCATCTGTAAACAAAATGAAGATTTGCCTGCAGACTTATTTCCCCAAACAAGGGCCTGTCTGCCGTAGCCTAATCCACCTCTTAATGCCATGTTAAGGCCAATACTTGGTGTCTTTTGTTTTTCAACCTTTACATCTTGTGCTGCTTTTACTCTTGCTCTTGTTTTTGGATCTAATCCTGCTAGGATGTCATCAATCGCTATAGTCATTTTTTTCTCTCTCTTTGATACAATTATATCATTAAAATAAATTGCCGTGAAGTGCTGGTCGGTCCTTATTTATTTCTATTTTATTAAATAAAACTTCATCTAAACTATGAGTTACAAAGCCAGCATTTCGCATAGATGCATACAAATCAAGAGTTCTAATTATAATGTCAACCATTTCTTCAACAATCTGCTCAGACCCTTTATTTTTTCTAATCGCTTCAAGGACTTCAGTTACTTCAGAATGAACCAATGCAAGCTTATTGCCAAAGACATCAAAGTTTTTTGGGTTATTCCAAAAACCTTTTTCAATTGCCGTTTCGTGAAGTAGTGCTGATAAAACATCTAGCCCATAGTCTGTTACAAGCTCTACGTCATTACTCGAAGTCTGTAATGAGCTGGTCGTTATTTGTCCCTGATTCATCTTTTCCTTTTAACTTAAACTTAAATGATTGATTCTCTGAGTCGTAATCAACTTGAAGCTCTTTATCAATTGTTGCTGCGTTAATAAATAAATCGCTAGGTATTGTAATTTCATTTTGCATTTCTAATATTGCAACTAATATCTTTGATACATTTAATGATGCAAAAATATCTTGTTCTTGTGTCATTCTTCCTCCTTAAGGAATTTTATGCCATAGACATTCCATGGCCTTCTTATTGAAAAGAAGCCTACAGTTTCATTATTATTCTGTGTATGAAGACCTTCTTCATAACTTACAATTCTCATTGATACCTTGTCTGTCTTGGCGTTGTAATAAACATTAACGTGTCCGCCAATATCTTTGATGTAGTCATGAAAGTCTGGATCATATGGGTTTACAGATGTGTCATTAGGTGGCATGTCGTATTTGTTTAAATGAATTAAATCTTTTCTATCAAAAACAAACTCGCCAAGATTCTCAAATAAAAGAGTTAAAAGAACTGAAGAGTTTAACCTATTAAACATTTCAGTAACCTGACTATTTCTTCTATCAGTTTCTTCTGCAGTTAATGTCCTGCCATCATCGTGATAGTCAGTAGGCGTCCAATTTTTTTCCATATCATCGTCTCCTAGGAATGTGCATAGTCATTCCATCTTGATCTTAGGCAAACGTATCCAATGCTGTTGCCAACTCCCACAAGTGCCTCTGCTTCTTCTCGTGACATAAGATTAAATGTAAACACCTTTTCTTGAGAGTCATAATCAATCTGTGCGTATCCACCAGACTCTTTTATGTAGTCCATATAGGTGTCCATGTAGGTATCTATGGCATTAAAGTCTTGTAAGTCCTCTGGCTTGTGATAATTTGTTATGTTATCAAGCTCTTCTTTTGTAATAGAAACTGGGCCGACTGATTTTAAAACTGCTGTCAGCAAATTGGAAGCATTAAATCTTTTTACTAGCACCTCTAATGATGGCGGTTCTTCTGTCATTTTATTTCCTTTATATTCAAGGTTCCATCATCCAATTTGGCTAATGTAACTTTACATTTCATTCCCTCACGCATCTTAGCAAGAGTCATTTTGTACATTGCTGGGAAAGCAATTGCTCTAGTTAAAACTTTATTCTTATCTGATAGAACTATGTGGCTCATCTGTTTTCCTGCCTTAGTTGTATATGGGGTAAAGTTTACCACAACATACTCGTCTTCTTCAAGGTCGTACGACTTAGCATATAGATAGTCGACAAATAAATCATTTGATTTTGGATCTATATCGCTTACCTTGACATACCTTGCAATACGATTATCTCCAACAAGGATAAAGTACATTTGATTTGTTTCAATTTGAGTCTGCTCTGTATGGAATAGCCCTACTGTTCCAGTCTCATCTACCAGTTCAACTCTGGCCCAACCATTACCTCGTTTAATTGATTTAACCATTCCAAACATAACAAATGATCCTAGGTCGTCAAAGTCTTCAATAGGTCTAGCCTGTGCTTTAATCCTAGGTGGTATCCCTTCTAAATTAAAACTTGGAATGCTTAGGTATTCGTAGTAATTGTCTTTTTCATTTCCCTGCCTTTTGTTATCAGGGAACGCAGCACCGCCGATGGCGTTAAGAGCAGCAACAGCACGGCTATTAATGCCAGAACCTTTCTTTGATGCCTTCTCAATAAAATCAGCATAATCACTGTAAGGTCTTCTTTCTATGATCTTGTTTGCAATACTATCTGAAATAAACTTTACTTCAGCTAGCCCAAATCTAATAGAATCTTTTTGTAATGAAAAGTATAGCCCTGATTCATTAATGTGTGGGAGCAATACCTTAAGGCCTAATCTTTTTGCCTCAATTAAATACTCTGTTCTGGCGTCTTTGTCATTTTCATTTTTAAGAATTGAAAACATGAACTCAAGCGGATAATAAAACTTAAGCCAAGCAGTATAGTAACTAAGCATAGAGTAAGCAACAGCATGGGAGCGGTTAAAAGAATAACCAGCATGCGCTTCAAAATCGTGCCACAACGCTTCGGCTTTTTTCTTAGTAATGTGTTTTGAAGCCCCAGTAACAAACTTATCTTTGAACTGGTCAAATTCTTTTGCATCTTTTTTCTTTCCAATAATCTTGCGGACCTTATCAGCCTCTGCCCAAGTCATACCGCCAAGGTGTACACATGCCTGCATAACCTGCTCTTGATATATAATAACACCATATGTATTCTCGGTAAAAGGCTTCATGATTGTGTGCATGTAGTCTACGGCTTCATTGCCATTCTTACGATTAATGTATGCCGCTCCTACTGTATTCATTGCACCAGGTCGTACGAGGGCATTAGAGGCAGCAAGATCTTCAAATTTATCTATGCCCATTTTAATCAAAAGGTTTGTGTAGGGTGTTGCTTCTGCTTGGAACACACCCTTTGTATAACCATCATTCAGCATCTTATACACATCGGCGTCATCCATAGCCATTTCAGAAAGATTTATTGTATTGCCATGTCTGTCCTTAATTGACTTAAGAGTGTCAGAGATCACAGATAAAGTCTTAAGACCTAGCGCATCTAGCTTAATAAGACCTATATCTGCAACCGTATCCATATCGTATGCGACGACTGGAATTCTTCCTGATACCTTATCTTGGGAGTCTTCACGAGATTCTACTGGTGCAAACTTTCTTAAATCATCTTTTGCAACCACTACTCCAGCGGCGTGTACTCCAACAGATCTGATTCTTCCACGTAGTCTATCGGCAAGCCAAACAACTTCTGGGTATCTCAATCTAAATTCTTTTGTATTTGGCGAATCAATAAAGTCTTCAAATGTATCTACCGATTTTAATGCACGGTTAACTTCTTGAAGAGGAACCATAAATACACGAGCAGCATCTCTAACGACACCCTTGTCCTTGAAGTAAGTGTATGTAGAAATAGAAGCAACGTGCTTAAACTTCTTTTTTAGATAGTCTTTAACTTCTTTTCTGCGACGGTCTTCAAAGTCAGTATCAATATCTGGAAAGTCATTACGCTCTTCATTAATAAATCTAAAGAACAAAAGGTTATATTTAATTGGATCTACATCTGTAATTCCAAGTGCGTAGCAAACAAGTGAGCCTGCTGCAGAACCACGGCCTGGCCCAACACGAATATCATTTTCTTTTGCCCAATTAATCATATCTCCAACAACAAGGAAGTATGAGGCAAAGTTTTTCTTAGCAATAATGCTAAGCTCTTCGTTAAGCCTGTCAATATAGGCAGGGTCTGAAGCCTTCTGAAGGCTCTCTAGGCCCTTTTCAGCCAACTCCCTTAGTCTTTCATCGGCATCAGTCTTTGGCACTGGCAGCAGGTCTAAGCCCTGATAGAAGTCATATTCTCCTACCTTGTCTGCAATCTCCATTGTATTCTCATAGATGTCTGTTCGATTAATTCCAGCCTTATTAAAGTCTGCCTCTATCTCAGAACGGTTTTGAATAAATAAATTCATATCTTGAAATGAAATTCTGCGGTCAGGATAAAGATAATTAAATCTATCTAACATGTCTTTCATGTTTCTAGACATATCAAAGTCAGCATCTTTATCAAACTTAGGAGATGTTGATAGAATTAATAACGCTTCCTCTAGGATTCTATCTTCTTCTTTAGCAAAGTGAGCATCTCCTGTTGCAACCGCCTTAATTTCAAGCTTGTCTGCTAATTCTAAAAGGGCGGAGTTGATCTCCACAGGGTTATGTGATTGCACTTCCACGTAAAAATCTTGTCCGAAAGTTTGTTTAAAGTCTTTGAGAAGAAGTTCTGCTTCCTCCATGTTACCTTTATCGATAGCCTTACTAATGAGTCCATTAAGACATCCGCTGAGAACGATAATACCTTCGCTATAATCATTTAAAATCTCCCTATCAATACGTGGCTTATGATAAAAGCCCTCGTTCCAAGCAAGCTCCTGTAGAGTATTTATATTCTCCAACCCCTTTTTATTTTTCGCTAGCAAAATAATATGGTTATAGGCTTGAATAGACTTGTCTGTTTTAGAAGACCTGTCAAACCTATCCGTTGGAGAAATGTACGCCTCAACACCAAGAATCGGCTTAATGCCAATTTCCTTTGCGGCAATTTGCATATCTCTGTGTGAAGAGAGAGTGCCATGGTCTGTAATTGCAATCGCAGTTTGTCCAGCATCCAGCGCTGCTTGGCATAATTCTTTAGGTGAATTTAGTCCATCCATTAACGAATAATAGGAGTGAACGTGTAGGTGTGCAAAGCTCATGCTCTTGCCGTTTTCTCAAGGTAGTGAATTACATCGCAATCTATATCACAAAGATCAAGAGATATAATATCTGCCACAATATCTGATCTAATTGAGTTCATTACTGCTCTGGTCAATTGCTGATCAAGATCTAATTCAAGATTAACATACTTAACCCAAGGTTTGCGTAATGTGTATGGTCCAATTTTCATTCTAACTCCTTCTCAATAGCTTCAATGGTTAAGCAAGGTAAGGCATCTCCACACTCGCACATATCAGGACCGCAACAATCATTTTCGCCGCATCCCATATATCTTGGCTTATGTAATTCCACTACTGCACGAAGGGCGTGTACTGATTGAGCATCACCATTGTAAAGTGCAACATCTAATCTACGATTGATTTCAATTAGCAATTCATCGTGTGTCATTTTAGATCCTTAGATACTAGATACTTGTCCATGAGCTGATCAAAGACTTCTTTACATTTCTCATCACTCCAGCCATTTTCCATGCCAGTAGTTGATACCGCTTCTCTTAGTTTAATCTTATACCAGAATAGATCATTCATTAATATCCGCCTAAGCATTCATTTCTAGTATGATAAAGTCTGATCTTGGTCATTGTTTTTTTATTTGGTGCATATAGCTCTTCACCGCAACATGCTGATTTTAAATACCATTCTTTTGCAAAGAAATCATATAGCATTCCTTTATAATTTCTATATTTGTGCGCCACAAAAACATCAAAAGGATCTGGAATTTCGTAAGTGGTCATAATGGTATTCTACTAAATAGAATAGGGGCAGTCAATAGACTGCCCCTAGACATATTAATTTACCAGTCTACGCTACTGCCAGATGCAGAAGCTTCTTCGGTGTGCCCGCCTTCACCAGCAAAGAATGCTTCTTGCTCTGTGTATGGCATATCACGAACTGCGGTTGTTTCCAAGTCGTAAAGTTCAAGTGATGAAGAATCAAATGGAGCCTCATCCTTTGCGAGTGGAATAATTGTATAACTTGTATCGGTCTTTGTGCCTGAGCGCTTAATGCGCCACATTAGGTTTGTAATTGAACCCATTTCTCCAGCGTATTCAATTAGTGTTGGTGTGATTGTCTTTCCGCTTGAACCCTGAGAAAGAATTGCCACGTATGGATCTTCTTTTCCATCGTCAATAAGAACATTGGTGTAAAGTCGTGAACGACCTTTCCATCCCGCCTTGTAGTCCTTTCGGTGTTGTTCGCAACCATAGCACTTGCCTTGGTCTTCCATAGAACATAAAGCCTTGCGGCGGTAGTCTTTTGGATTTGTGTGCTCTACGGCAATAAAGCCTAAGCCATTCTTTTCGTTGTATGTTGGTGAATCTGGATCAAGCTCTTGAAGGAAACGAACCTTCACGCTTTCTGCATCTTCAAGTTTTGCCCAACGAGCTTTCACTCCGTCTCCGCCTGAGTGTTGCGGTGCATCCATAACCTTATTCAGGTCTTTTAGTCCTTTAACGATACCCATTGTATCTCCTTATTTTATAGTTGATGGTATAGATCCATCTGTCTTACTAGTATAGCATTACCAACTGACATATTCAATATGGGAGACAGAATTTTTAATGCATTGTTTTATTTCCTGGTCCGTCATATCGCCTACATCTTTTGCGTCATGAGGGTATATCCTACCATAATCGTATGATGCCCACAAGATGTCTTTTGTATTTAATCTATTTGCAATACTTAGGCCAAGCTCACGCCCAGCCTCATCAGCATCAGTCATTATTATAATTGTGCTGAAATATTTATTTAATAGCCTTTGTTGCTGAGAAGATAGAGATCCTCCAAGCGTGGCTACAACATTAGGGAAGCCAGCCTGATGCACACGGATTGCATCAAAGCTAGACTCAACTATTATGACATTGCTGCCAATTTTTTTAGCACGATGTATATTAAACATTGTTTTGCTTTTAGGCAAATTTGTACTATTCTTAAAAGACTTTCCTTCAATTGATCTTCCAACAATTCCAATTGGTATACCGTCTGGGCTGTGAACTGGAACAGTAACCATCCCCATGTTTTTAGAGTAGCCTAAATCAAAATCAACAATTGATTGGCCTTCAATTCCCCTAGACTTAAAATAATCTTTTCCTTCTTGTGTAGAAACTAATTCAGTATAAAGCTTTACAAGAGTTTCTTTTGGGAACTCTTCAAATTCTGGCTTGTCTTCCATTAAGCCTTCAAGCAATTCATCAAAATTTTCTAGCACTTCATTTTGCTTTGAGCCAATAAATCTTAGTGCTTCAAAATCATTCTTGTGCAGAATTCTTTTAACAAGTTCGACAAGGTTGCCAGACTCACCACATGCTGGGTTGTAGCAGAGCCATGCACCATTCTCACAACTAATGCTAAAGCTTGCAGTGTGTCTATTGGAATGGAATGGACAATACATTAATAAATTATTATTTGCTTCTGAAGTTTCATGTAGGCCTAAAGCCTTTACAATTGCTTTTACTTGCGAGATAGCGTATTGCGTGGAATCAGCTTTCCTTGCGTAATTGCCTCTGAGTGCCATGCTTTCTTCTTTCCCACGTATACCCCATAGAGTGTCATTAGGAACACCCATGTCGATCCATCAAATTCTACCGAAAAGTTAGTATCTATGTCAAGTACCCTAAGATATCCCTTGTCCCTCATCTGGTGCGTAAGCATACTTTCATATTGATGCTTAATGCGAACCATATCAGAGTCGTCTAGAAATTCAACTCTAACCTGAAATCTTTTTATCGTTTTGTGATTCATTATTTTGGAACGGATTCTCATAAATCTCTTTGACGATACCCCTGTTGATATCCCAATCTAAGTATAAACCAAACTCATGTCCATGTCGATTCTTGCGTGATACCACCTCAATCATATTTGTTCCTGGGTATCTGTGAACAGCCATAGCCATGTCTGCATCATATTCAATTGCCTTTGACCAAGCCACCTGCGACATCATTGGTGGGTTATCTTGATCTGAAACGTCGTCTGCAGTTGCTGCAGTAATATCAATAATTGGAATATTGTTTGATACTGCTAGCATCTTGAACTCACGAGAAACATTTCGGTTACGTTCAACTTCAGAATTACTTCGCTTGTTATCGTTAAATAGCTGATGATAGTCAAGGATTACTAGGTCTGGTTTGTGCTGGTCAATCTTACCTTGAATAGTTGCAGGAGTTACTTCAGTATTTCCCTCATTGGAAATAAGAATAAAGCTGTTTTTGTTTTCAAATTTCTTCTGAGACCATGAGCGGAAGTCATCAATATTAATATCACCCTTGGAAAAATCTGAAGCCTTAAACAGTCCTGAGCCAAGCATAGTATAGATACGATCACGCATATTCTCTGGGGACATTTCAAGAGAAACAATCATAGGCTTAAATCCTTGTTCCCATGCCTTACATGCAAGATATGAAGTAAACCATGTCTTACCACGGCCTGGCCAGCCGATAGCGACGATTAGGTGCCCTGGAGCCATACCTGTTGGGTAAGCTAGGTCTATGGCCTCAAAACCCGTCCTGATGCCTGGAGAGCCACCCATTTCAGCAGACCTTACACGCAATAACTCCATGTGCCTAATTGCGGCATCCGCATCAGTAATATCTAAGTCTCTTACATTATTGGTAAATCTGCTTAGACCAGCAAGCTGACTTTGCATTTGTTCTAATACTCTTGAGGCAGCATCCTCTTTTAATGCTGAGCCACTCTTTAATAAAATGTTTTTTAATTTAGCAGATAGAAATTCATTTTTAAGTGTATCTAAATAGTAGCCAGTCTCTGCTTTAGTGTCTACTGGCTCAAAGTCTTTAAACTTTTCTTGAAGGATTCCTACTTCTGGTACAGCCTTAAATTTATAATAATATGATTTTAGCCCTTCCCAAATATCTTTATGGGAGGTAAATAGATCGTCTACATTGTCTGCTAGCAAGGTGCTTATATCTTTATTTTTACATACAGCAGAGATTAATGTTGCTTCTGTATTCACTCTATTCCGCCTTGCTCTACCATCTTCTTCGTTTCTTCCAGTAACAAACGACGCTTTTCTTTATCCTTTTCAATCTCAATCTTAAGTGCATCCATCTTATCAAAGTTATAAAAGAAGAATTGAAGTGGGTGCCCATTTTTAGTTAGCCCAAAATAATACTCTAGAAGTTCTTTTGCACGAGTATATCCTACACTATCAATGACGTCTTGCATAGCCCACTTTTCACGGAACTTATTAATAGTAACAGCCCTATTATATTTTTCTTTATATAGGTTCTGATAAAGAGTCAAAAGGATATACGGCTCTTTACTGTTTGCCACGCTTTAGTTCTTCCTCTACCTCTTGAGTTTTCTGAATTAGTTTATTTTCAACAAAAGCATATACTCTTTCGGTGGCAGCATCAACCGTCTCTCCTTGTCTGACATCATCCTCAATGCCGACTCCGATTTTAATGCTCTCATAATTACCAAGATTTCTGGTAAATGATAGGTCTACTTTTACTTTTGTTGTCACTTGTGCTCCTTCTTAATATGGTTAGATAATGTTATGTGTGCAAAATCAGATCGCACTTCAAGCTCTTTGTTACATTCAGGGCATATGACTATGCGACTACTTGCCATCTTTTGAGCCAACAATCTTTAATACCACTGGGCCATTTAATGAATTCCAGTAATCTGTCTCTGCTTCTTTCTTGCGCTTTTTAGAAGCACCAGTTTCAAGTGTATACTTCACTGGTTCAACCATTACTCCGCCTTCCATATTGGGATAAACTTTCCCTCATCGGTTTTAGTATACAATATAAAGTTGTTTTTGAGAAGCCCCAATAATTCTGCCTTAGATGGAATTTCAGAAGAATGGCCTGAGTCTAATATATGTTGATGTATATCAAGTATGTGTTTTTGATTAAACATATATTTGGACCAAGTCGGGCTATCTGGATCACCAATTGGATATATCTTTGCTGGAGATAAAACCTTTCCCTCTAAGATATAATCTTGTATTGTAACTCTATGCTTATTAAGCATGGCTGAAACTTCTACAATAGTATAGGCATTTTCCATATTCTTTTTTGCTTGAGAATATGAATACATAACTCTTTTTTTGTCTACATAGCACCAAGCAACTAGTTCATCTTTTGATCTTGATGAACTAAGTACCTTATGGATCTTATCGTTTAAGAAGAAATACCGTAGGTTTTTTGATTTGCCGTCTCTTTTTGATCTAGCCATTTACCGAAAGCACTCGTTTCTTTATTGATCATCCAGCGTTTCCCGCACATTATACAGAAAAGCTCCATATGAAGTTTTTGTGAAAATACTCTGTCAACAAAAACTCTACCTCTACATTTTCCACACCACATTATAAAGTAAACAACTTTCCGTCTACAACGCATGAGTAGTCTGGTGAAACGTGAATCATCTGTACGTGAGGATAATCATTTACAATATGTGCAACAGCAAATCCCTTTTGCCAGTCATGGTGCTGAGTGTATTTCATTCCTGGACCCTTTTCATCACACATGTGCCCAATCTCGTATCCTCTTAATGTTTCGCCTTCTCCATTATTTCTTAGTTCATAAGTAACCATGTGTGAAGCAATTCTATGAGAGTGTCCTCTAATCAAAGATATCTGCATGTCTTCCATGTCTTTTCTTGCTGAGCCTGTTGCTGCAATTGACATTCCATGGTGTACGTGAATATCTCCGAAGCGGCGCTTTGGAAGATCGTCATAATAAATATACTCATACCCCAAAGAGTCTAATGACCACAGGGCTTCTGGTGTTACTTCATTGATGTAGTCTGGAAGTTTAGCATCTATATAATTAAAAATTCTTATGTCGTGATTTCCAAGTGCTGAGAATAGCTGTGCGTTTGGAAGCATCTCTCTAGTCTTAGCATAGAAATCCCTAGCGCCTTTTGCCTCATGTCGCATCATTGGCACAATTAAATCTTTGCTATCGTTCTTATGCAATTGTAAAAATTCTGCAGAGCGTCCTTCAGTATACTTGCTATAGCAAGCCTGATCATCTGTATCGCCAAGGTAGTCAACGACGTCTGGCTTAAACCACTTCATTACCTTAAACCATAGAGCAATCATCTTGTCATCTTGGTATGGGAACTGCTGATCGGATGAAAGCATCCATTTTAAATCGTTACTCATTATCTACCTTTATACGAAAAAAGTCACGGGTACGTGACTTAGATGTTACAATAATTGTAACATATTAGTGGAGCGTGTCAATAGGTTAAGCGAGCTGTCCTGTAACAAATAATGTAAATTTCATGGTGCCATTTGCTGTACTAGTTCTAAATAGCAAATCGCAAGATGTGGCACCAACGCTCACAACTTGAGGGAAAATCTGTGAATTGGCAAATGACGAAGTTGAGTTCATTTGAACCCAAACAGAAGGTGTTCCTACAAAGGTCTTGCCATAGGATACCGTTTTAGCATTTGTTGCTGAAGCAGCAGAAGAAACTTTTACTGAGCTTGGGACTGGAACAATTGTATTATATGCAACTGTGGTTTTCTTTGTAGGGTCTGTTGCATTTGAAAGTCCAGAGGCATCCACGGCAATATTAGATACCGTTTCTCCCTTTGCTACAGTCTGTAGGTTCTGTATAATTAAACCAAGCAGGTCTGATGTTACAGGGTCTCCTGCATTAATAGACATTGGTTTTAATGTAATTGCCATTTATTACTCCTTTGGCTGTTCCGCTGGAACTTCCATCTTTTGAATTTGTTCTATCAATTGTGTTATTTCTGCACGAAGCAAAGCAATATGTGTCTCATACTGTGAGACAATTTCGCCAATTCTTTGCTGTAGTGCTTGAATAACTAATTCTGTTTTATCCATTGTATTTCCGTTTCTATTCATCATAAGGATACCATTATCCTTCTAGGGCGTCAAGTCTTGCTTGAAGAGTATCTATCTTATTAACCATTTCTTTAAATGCTCCAACTAAATACATTGGTATCTTTTCATATGCTACAGACTCTGGAGCCCCATCCTTATATATAACAAGATCATTATTTGGCTCAATATCATGAACATCTTCTGCAATTAAACCAAGGTGGGTTTGATCTGGTCTATCTGAATAATCTGATTTAAAATTAAATGTGACTGGGCTTAAAGATCCAATTAAGCTATACATTAATGGTGTATTTTGATATTCAATATTTTCTTTGTATTGGCGGCTAGATGATGTTACATACACTCTAAGGTATCCGCTTGAATCTTGAACTACGGTAGATCCAGATCCTGGTGCAGTTGTTGAAGTTCCTAAAGTATTAGCAAATATCGCACCGCTTGTAAGAAGTTTTGTTTTTGGTCCGCTTGCAAGTCCCTGTGTATCGGATCCACCGTGACCTACCATGACGTTACCGCTGGCTCTTAAATCATTCCATCTAAATGTAGGGGTTCCTAGATCGTAGTTGGATCCTCCCCCCCAATAAGGGTAGCAGTGGGTTGTCCAACCACCAGTGCTTGTAGACTGAAAACCAATTCCTCCAATTGACAAGCAGTCTGCTCCGCCTAGGTTTCCTTTTGTATTTATAAATGATGTTCCGCTACCAGCTACTAAAGTCTGTCCAGTTAGTGTCCCTGCTTTTATTTTTTCAGCAGAAATTTCAAAAGCTGCTATAAAGTCTGCAACAACAGCATTAGCAGACAATGTTCCTGTTCTAATTAAACCGCCTTCAATTGTTGTTGTATTTGTTGGATTGGCTGTTGTGCTATTAATAAACTCAACAATCTTTTCTCTACTAAATCCAGAAGCGGGGAGAGCAGCATTTGATTTAGTGAATGCATCTGTAAGTCTAGTATTAAGGTTATTTCCGTTTATTGTTACACCTGTACCGAGTGTTCCTGTAAATGTTCCATTAGCTTGTAATGCATTTGCTCCTGCGCTTGCATTAGAGACTACCGTGGATGCCGCAGTTCCTCCAATCGTTACAGTTCCAGATATGGAGGTTGCTCCATCAATAACTGCACCTGTTGCATAAAGCTTTCCGCTTGAATTTACTTTAAATGCGGCAGCTGAAGATGACTGTGAGCCTACCCAAATTCTATATTCATCTGTTGCGCTTAATTTTACAACAGAAGGTATTGTTCCTGTTGTATCTCCTAGCGTTATTGTTCCATTGCTTTCTAGCTTTGTATTACTACTAGAAATAGTTCCTGTAGTTTGTGCAGTTCCATTTATTGTCCATCCGCCGATATATCCTTGACGTGCATCAAGTTTTCCATCAGCTTGAGTAATTGCAACAGTCTGAGCATTATTAGTGTCGTATGCAAATAGTCCAGAGCTATTGAGTCTTACTCTTGCTCCTGCATTTGCAGCAGCACCAGCAAATAAAGAACCTCCGTTTAGCTGGACATCTCCAGTAAATGAACCACCAGTAGCATTTATTCTTCCTGTTGTGTATACATTGGAGCCATCCCAATATAAAAAGTTTGTTGCGCTACCAACTCTGAATTGGCCAGTGTTAAGCCAAAAGTTGTGTCCAAAGTTTGTAGAAGATTTATTCAATATTATTCCACTATAGGTGCCAGCAGTTTGGCTTGGTGTTATTGTTGTTGAAGTGTTAATTGATTGTGCTATGCCAGTTCCTATTTTAAATAGGTCTGCTGTTTTCCCGCCGATTGATAAAACTGATTTTAGCTGGGCCCATACATCTGCTGGTGCATCTGGATCTATAATTGGCCCAAAGGTTCCAGAGAATGGGGAAGCCCAAGAAATTGCATTGTATGGGCTCTTTGCTGTTACCTGATAGTAATATAATGTGTTTGGTATAAGTCCTGTTGTTGTAAACGATGTAGTTGTTTTACCATCTACCTGACCATATTCCCAAATTGGGTTTGGTGTAGTTGCTGGATTTTGTGTTGTCCATCTAATAACATACCCTGCTGTATTTGTATCAAAGTTTTGATTCCATGTAAATGTGGAGCCTGCACTAAATCCAGTTTTGTCATTTGCATCTATAAAAGGATAAGGTGTGGCTCCTGTTGGTGCAGAAGGAGGGGTAGAAGTATCTGGGTCCGCATTCTTTGGAGTTACTGATCCGCCAGCATCTGGTCCAACTGCAATTACATCTGTGTTGTTTTGAGTTAGCCACTTATCTCTTGATCTAACTTTAACCCAACGTGGTGCAAAGTCAGATGTATTAATACTAACATTTGTGGAGTTACCAACATACACAATATACTGATTAGCAAAATCTGCTGTAAGGCTTTCAAAAATAACAATATCTTCTTGAACGCTTGTTGGGTCTATTGTAAATTTAACTCCATAGGACTTAAATCCTGCAGTTAGCGTTAGGCCTTGAACGCCTTTGGTTAAGTTGGGTATATCAAATCCATATGTAACTATTGGTGATCTTGGTCCTAGGCTTAACAATAAAGTTTCTGGGTCTTGGTATTCATACTGAAACCAAAATGAAAAGATTTTGTTTGCTCTAGTTAGCGGTACCTTTATTGTTATATCAAATGAATCGTTAGACTTTTCAGCAGCCTTAGCCGCAGCGGCTGTATCTGTTTTCTGTAAATCGGGCTTGCCATACCATTTTTCCCAATTTGCTGCGTCTAGTGCACCCATTTAGAATGTTAATCCTAATCTATACTCAATATCCATCTGTCGGCCCAAGGACTTTGTAATTGGTGATGAAAGGACAGATCTGCTAATTAATCCATAGTCTGACCTAAATGAGTCCTCATCATTAATTCTTAATCCATCCATAAGAACTGTAGATGATCCTGAAGACTTTGCTTTTACTCCAACTGATATTCTTGTTATTGAAGTGTTGTCTGGAGTTCCGCTTCCGTATGAGCTGCTATATAAATTGTTTAAAGTTAAAGATTTTATCTTATTCCCTACAGAAAGATCTCCTAAGAATCTTATTTCATAGTAGTCTGTAGATGAGCTGTAGGCTCTAACAAATACATAATCTAGGTTTGTATCGCTTTGATTGTAAGCTAAAGTCATGCTGTCATTTGGGCTGTACCCAGATAGGTCCAAATTTAAATCGTAAGAATATTTTTTTAAAGAAGAAGATGTAGCAGCAATAGGTATGTAATACGTTCCTATTAGGGGAATTGGTGTTGACACTGCTTCTACAGCTAGTCCAGCATCATCTAGCCAATACTGACCACTTTCAAAGTTGGATATAGAACGGCTAGAGTAGTCTGTAGATCCTAGAGTTACGCTTGGGTACAAGCCTATCTCATTAATTGTTCCAGATACTTCTGGTGGCAATGTTGCTTTATAGACTACCCCGTATGTTGTTAATCCAGTAAGTGCACTAGTTTGTATATCTGGGCTACTTAAAGTAACTCTTGATTTATAAAACTCAAAACCTAACTGTGTATCATTTACGGTTGCTGCAGTAGTTGATATTCCTATTGCAATATCTTTTAATGGATTGGTTGATTGACCAGCTAGGTATTCAGTTATGTATCTTTTGCCGTACTTTGTTAAAATGTTTTTAGATCTTCCAATCTCAATTCCATCTTGCAAAAAAACATATTCTCCGTTTATCATTAATTTATATTGCATATCCTGCCACTCCCGTTACTTCGCTGCCGACGCTATTTTTTATGTTAAATTTAAATTCCACAAACTGATTTCCATTTCCATCAGTTACCATGTTCTTGCTAATCAATGTTATGTCTTCTAGTCTTGGTGCACCCTTTGGGGTTATCTCTTCGTCACCCTCGCCCGTACCGTCGCCTGGATCATCTGGATCTTCTTCCTCATTGCCTACCCCTACAGACTGTACTGGCTCAAGGCTTCCCTTGTTAACAATAACATATGAGTCTGGATTAAGAACACCAATTAAAGGGTCTCCTGTGTATAACAAAATCTTTTTAGACTTTGGTATTTTAGATGCGGGTACTTTAATGTTATCGGCCATATTTACATTCTACCATTTCATCCTGCATAAATCGATCTACAAACAACCTGGGTGGTTGGTGAATTTTGATCGTATGTTGTATCTAAAGATAGCACAACATATTTGCCCACAGAAGGAGGAGAGGAATCTTCTGATGAATATAGCTTATTTAAAGGATATGATATTTCTACAACATCTCCTATTTGGAGTAATGGATTTATAAATGTTTGAAGGGTAACAACCCTTTGTTGCTTGGCCCATTGGTCTGTCATCCAATCTGCCAGCTTCATAGCCTCTGATTCTTTTTGTATCCAGACCGACTCAAAGCTAACCTGCTCTGCTTTGTCGGCATCTGTTAATTTAGGATTCATATACTCGTACTGCTCAGTTGGTCCCAGGTAGTCTCCGACTACAATAAATTGTCTTTCTGCCCCGTTATCAAGAGGAGTAAATGCTCCTGTGTTATTCATTACAAATATATCCATTGTATATGAATCTAAAGACGATCCCACAATTGTAACGTCTGGATTTTGAACAAGTATTGGGTATCTTGGAAATGTTGGGCCGCTAGCAAACCTAGACTTAACTCTCCTGAGCTCTCTAGCCACTGGGCCAAATTCTTTTACCCATATTGCATATTCTGCAGTTGTTCCTTTTTCAAAAACAAAATCTGATATAGTTTTTACAAGTGCTGAGTTTTCTCCGAGGAATCCGTGATAGATGCTAAAATAATTATTGCTGACAAACTCATTGTCTGTAATCGGAGCAGAATAAACATAATCAAAAGAACAAATTCCTTGCAATGAAACAAGCCCGATCTTATTGGTTAAAGTTATTGGAGACGTATCAACAACAGAAAACTGTTTGCTATTGATCATTATCTTAAATATTCTTGATGCAGTACCATTAATTGTTTGATCGGTAGCCTTAATGTCAACTCTGTAAAGCTCTCCACCATTTATGTTAGTTATAATAGTTCCATCAGAATCTTTTTGACTGCTTATCATTGACACTGGTTTGCCCGCTACTATTTTGTAGAAGTTTATATCCTTATAATTTGTTTCTCCATTTGAGTTTTGGGAAGTTCCCATGGTTAAGAAGTATCCACTTGAGTTAGAATCATTTAATGAAAAGGCTAATCCAGAAAGAGCTCTCTGCTCTCCTGTAGCTTGTTTAGTTTTTGGATCTACTATTAATGGGAAATATAGATTTGTTCCTATAATAAAGTTCTTGCCCCCCGTATACTTGGCATTTGTGGTGGCCATTGAATATACTGTATTTAATGGATAAGAGGCTGGCTTGGTAGGATCAACGTTAGGCACTGGAATAGAATTTGGTGCCGTAAGAGTCATAAATGATCTTGAAATTGGATTTAATAAATTGTTTGTAGAGTCTGGAACCATGTTGGTTAGTTGAAATACATAATCGCTATCTGTAAATACTCCTGATACGGAATTCCATTTCTGGCCACGCCACTCTTCCTTTAGTGGTGTTATGTTTGCACTGTGTGTAAGGTCAGCCGTATTGCCAGCTGGGACAACCCCAAAAGCATTTCTAGTTTTAATTCTGTATCTTCCAGTAGCTGCAAAAGTTTGTGGTGCAGCCAGACCTTGAAATTTTGAAACATCGGAATCTGAGGTCATCCACTTAACATCTGTAGGGCCAACATATTTTAATATAGATGGATTGTAGGTCGCTGTTGCCAACTTGACGTATGTATATTCTATTGCATCAAATTCAATTATTTCTTTGTCTAGTATTAGATACCCTGAAAAAGAATATATTTGCTTATCTCCACCTTCAACAACTACGGGCTCAATATGAACAACACCATTTGCAGAAACTTCTCCCGCAGAGTTTGTATCGGCAGGGGCTACAGGCAATAAGTCTTTTACTAGTGCTCCTGCTCCTAACATAGAAACTGCTGATCTATAAATAGGTTCTGCTGAAGTTAGATAAGCTGATCCTAATTGTGGCGTATACACAACCTTTACTGCTTTTACTGTAGGAATGTTTTCTACATTCAAGTCTGATATATTTGCCAAGTTAGACCCAATTGCATTGTATCTAAAATTAAACTGTGTGCCCCTGTCTTTAAAGATATAATCTCTTGGATAAAATTGCAGCACATCGTTTTCATCAAATGTTGCAATCATCTGTGTATCCTTACAAAGGTCCTGTATGTGCTGCCATACTGTTTGGGCGCTGTCTGTATACCAATATTGTGGAGTGATGCTTGCAGTATCGTTTGCTGGCAAATTAAAATTATAGTTAGTGAATCCAATTGAGTCTAGTAGCCTTCTTATAATTGCTGTAGATGACATCTCGCTTGTAACAACATCTGGTGGTTTTATGTATTGTAACTCTTTTGCACCGTCTAGTCCTGTTATATCTATTTCTCCAAATTCACTTACAGTAAAGTCGTTTGTATAAAATACTCCAAGCTTTACTTTCTGTGATGCAATTGTTGTAAATGGAATAATCTTAACATTAGTGTATAGATTAACCTTAGACTTATCAAATGCAATTAATTTATCATGATATGCATACAGCTTATCAAATGCATTTATGGATAGATTAATAGAATTTGCTGTAACATTTCCTACTGGAATTAATCCAGCTACTTCATCAGATGAATTTTTATTAATTGAAAATGATACCAGTCTGTCTGATACGTTTATTACATACTTGGGTGCTATCTCTATTATTCCTAAGTACCCGCCTGATTCTGATATTGTATTTACCTGAAGTTTTAGACCTGCAATATCAACAGGAGATGAAGGAGATGTAAACTCATCTGTTGACCATGTTGATCCGTTGTAGTATAAATCTACCACGCCTTTGTTTGGAGCATCTGGGGCAGTTGTTCCTGTATAAATTAATGTTTCTGTTCCAGTAAGTCCTACTGTCTTTAAATTCCATGATGTAGGCTTGCCGTGTGATGTCTCAAACTTAATTGTAATTTTGTTTGTAACTGCTGCAACATTATTTATCTTAGGGTATGTTAGTGTTAGTATACAGTTTGATAAAGCATTGCTGGCTCCTGTTGTTTTAGCAATCCAGTACTTGTAAGCTGTCTTGACGCCTGGATAGTAGAGTCTATAATCAAATGCCTTTGATGAGTTATAGTTGGCTGCATTTAATACGCCTGAAGTTTTTCTGGCAGCAAGTGTGGGGTCTCCAAGAATCAAATACTGTATCCCCGCAGACTTTGGTCTTCTTGGATCAATAATGCTTGTTATTGGAAAAAGCTTTTGATAAGGCTTGGCTCCTGATGGATTTGTGTATGCAAGGGATCCTTCTGGATTATCTGTAGTTCCGCCTGGCCCCATAATTGTTGCGCCTGCAATCAAATCATTCATGTTGTATTCAAACCAGCAACCGTTAGTCATCTGAAGTGTTGTTGATTTATTTATAGCATCAAGTACTATTGGAGCTGATAACATTATACTTCTTCCAGGCTAATAGAAACATCCCAAAACTCTTGAGCAACATCTGCAGTTTTTTCTTTTACATTTCTTTTAATCACAGTAAATGAGCAAGCTGTAAATGACATTGTTAAAATTTCATCTCTTGCAGATACTCCGTTATATGATATCTTAACCTTAAAGGTTCCTGTTCCTTTGCCATGGTAAAAAGACCTTAAGGAAGAAGCCCCTAGTCCACCATCAACTGTCATGGCGTCATTGGTTGGTAGCATGCTCCAACTTGCGCCTATGGATTTTTTATCTGCAATAAATATCTTTCTGAGGGAGCCGTTAGACATTCTTTGAGTACTTTCAATTCTATTAGTATCAATTGAAACGGGTGCTCTGTTATGCTCAGTTATTTTTGACCATACTGGTGTGTCGTTTGTTGATGTATCTAAAAATAGTAGGGAGCCTACTGGCAGGGTTAGCGTCATGTTCTAATACTCACATTCTTATTGCTTCCAACCATTTTACCATTAATCGAATCAATACTCTTGATTGCGGTAATTGTTTTTCTAGTAACAAGATCTGACAATTGATTAATATCCCCATCGTAACCATTAATATTATTTGTAATATTAACTACAGCTCCTGAACCTGAAGATACGCCTCTATCTCTCATAGGCTCAAATCTTAAAGCTGCCTGCTTAACATCATATTTTGGAGAAGCATATGGAACTTTGCCCATGTTTGGAACAACCATATT